ATGATACTCGGGGATTTCATATTTTTGATACCGAAACATTAGAGCATACTCCAATCAACAATCCTTATAAATTATTCTATAACATTTACTATGAGGATACCCCTTATCAATTGTTTGATACTACAGAGTATGAAAACAAAATTGTAAAGGTCATTGTCCGTAAGAAATCTAAACCCAAAGATTTTGAAAAGTTTATTGATAAACTTTATACGGCAGGAATCCAAGATCTCAAAATCGTAGAAAACTTTGATATTCAAGAGAACGAAGATTTTGAGATTGATGAAGAAGAAAATACAATGTCTATTCTAAATCGTTATATTGACGAAGCAGAATTTGAATTTGATAAAAACATTATCAAAGGCATTTTTCAAGATCTTTATCGACAAGCTTGCGAGGTAGAATAAAATGTTTCTCCTTACTCTCAAAGATAGAAAAGACGATGGTGCTTATGCCGTCCAAGATCAATACGGACATAAAGTTTTATTTCTTTTTGAGGATGAGGATGATGCTACCCGTTATGCTTTGATGCTAGAAGACCAAGAAGACCAAGAAATGGATGTTATTGAGGTTGACGACGACCTTGCCATAAAGACTTGTAAGTTGTATAATTACAAGTATGCTGTGATCACTCCTGACGATATCGTAATTCCTCCTAAAAATGTTGCTATTTCACAAGATTAGATACAAAAACTTTCTCTCATCTGGGAATCAGTTTACAGAAATTGACTTTGAAAAACATAATACAAATCTAATTATCGGGACGAATGGTGCAGGCAAAAGCACTTTACTTGATGCTCTGACTTTTGCTTTATTCAATAAACCATTTCGTAAAATCAACAAACCTCAACTTGTAAACACAACCAACGAAAGGGATTGTTTGGTTGAGATTGAGTTTTCTGTGAATAATCGTGATTATCTTGTTCGTCGCGGTATCAAACCTAATGTCTTTGATATTGAGGTGAATGGAGAAGCACTTCACAAGGAAGCAGATGATCGTGCAAATCAGAGAATTCTTGAAGAGAATATTCTTAGGGTAAATTATAAGTCTTTCACACAAGTTGTTATTCTTGGTAGTAGCACTTTTGTACCTTTTATGCAACTTCCGACAGCACATCGTCGTGAAGTGATTGAAGATCTTTTGGATATTCGTATCTTCTCTGCGATGAATAATCTCATTAAGGATAAGATTCGCACTCAGAAAGATCAGGTCAAATCTCTTGAGTTGCGTAAAGAGAATCTCAAAGAAAAGATGAAGATGCAACAAAATTTCATCGATGAGTTGGAGAATCGTGGTAATGCCAATATTAATGCCAACAAAGAAAAAATTGCCAAGTTAGATGGTGAAGTTGGTGTTTACTTGACTGAGAATGCCAAGATTGAGGAAGATGTCTTCAAGTTTACGAAGGAGCAAGAGGAAGTTTTGGGTGCCGGAGATAAGTTAGTAAAACTCAATAACCTTAAGGGTAAAATTTCTCAGAAAGTATCTGCTATTACCAAAGAACATAAGTTTTTCACTGAAAATACGGTATGCCCCACTTGTACTCAAACTATAGAAGAAGAGTTTCGGTTAAATAGAATTGAAGACGCTCAAAATAAAGCAAAGGAACTCAAGAAAGGTTATGATGACCTGGAAGAGACCATAAAGATAGAACAGGAACGAGAGCGTCAATTCATTGCTCTATCAAAGGAGATTACAAAACTCAACCATGAGATTTCTCAAAACAATACTCGGATATCACTTAACCAGCGACAAATCCGAGATCTTGAAACTGAAATTCAAACAATTACCAATCAACTTGAAAACCGAAATACTGAACATGAAAAGTTAGAAGAATTTCGGGACAATCTCCAAAAAACATTCGAAGACCTCTCAAAGAAAAAAGAAGAAATCGTTTATTACGATTTTGCCTATTCCTTACTTAAGGATGATGGTGTAAAAACGAAGATCATCAAGAAGTATCTTCCGTTCATAAATCAGCAGGTGAATCGTTATCTTCAGATGATGGATTTTTATATTAATTTCCATCTTGATGAAGAATTTAACGAAACAGTAAAATCACCCATTCACGAAGACTTTTCTTATAGTTCTTTCAGTGAGGGTGAAAAAATGAGAATCGACCTTTCTCTTCTCTTTACCTGGAGAGAAGTGGCACGAGTCAAGAATTCTGTCAATACTAATCTGCTGATTATGGATGAGGTATTTGATTCTTCTCTCGATGGTTTCGGAACTGATGAGTTTCTGAAAATCATTCGTTACGTCATCAAGGATGCTAATATCTTCGTGATTTCTCATAAGGCAGACTTGCATGACAAATTTGAAAGTGTCCTACGATTTGAGAAGGTCAAGGGTTTCTCCCGTATGATATCCCCATAAGCACAAGACCGATGAAAGTCCCAAACTGGCAACATCACAGCAAGAAGGAGCAGAAGCGTAAACTGAAACCGCAAGCACTCCGACAAGCAAAGGCAAGACGCCAAGCACTCAAGAACCGCCTCTCACGGGGCGGTTCTTTTTTATAAATATCTAAAAAGTCTTTATAAAGATGAGAGATAAGGAATTTGTAGATTTAAGCGATGCTTATAAACAGATTTATGAGCATGTTGATGTACATTCGGAAAATAATGTTCAGGAAGAAGTTGATATCTATGATCAGGTTCTAGAATATCTTCTAAATGAAGGATACTCTGAAGAAGAATCCAAACAGATCATGATTGAAATTATTAATGAGGCAGGTCTGGGATCCTTAATTAAGGGTGCAAAAGCATTAGCAGGATTTGTTGCAAAAAGAGCAAAAACACCATTAAGAACTGCAGCTACTGATTCTCTTATTACTAGTACAGCATTAAATCCAGTATCGACTGCTAAAATTGCAAAAACTATTGCAAAGTCTACGCCATCTCCAGCACCAATAGTTAGAACAGTAAAAGCAACTCCTGTTAGAACTGCTCCAAAAGGTGCAAATAAGATTACAACTAATGTTTGGAATGAACCAACAGCACCTAGCAGTCGTATAAATCCATCTAAACCCTCTGGACCTAAAGTATCTTCTACTAAGGCATTATCTGGTACACCATCTAGACCAGCACTTCCTTCTGCAGGAAAAACATCTGCAAGTGCAAAACCAACTTTCAAACCAGAAGCACTTCCTAAGGCAACAAAATCTGCTGAACCAGCAGGAGCATTGGTTCGTACAAAGGCACCTAAACCAACCTTTAAACCTGAAGCACTTCCTAAGGTAACAAAGTCTGCTGAACCTGCAGGAGCATTGGTCTCTACGAGAGCACCTAAACCAACCTTTAAACCTGAAGCACTTCCTAAGGTAACAAAGTCTGCTGAACCTGCAGGAGCATTGGTTCGTACAAAGGCACCTAAACCAACCTTCAAACCAGAAGCACTTCCTAAGGCAACAAAATCTGCTGAACCTGCAGGAGAACTAGTTTCCACAAGAGCACCTAAACCAACTTTTAAACCTGAAGCAATTCCTAAGGCAACAAAATCTGCTGAACCTGCAGGAGAACTAGTTTCCACAAGAGCACCTAAACCAACTTTTAAACCTGAAGCAATTCCTAAGGCAACTAAGTCTGCTGAACCAGCAGGAGCACTAGTTCGTACAAAGGCACCTAAACCTACAGAAAACTCATCTGGTGGATCTACTAATATTCCAAAGTCTTTCAAAGGATTGAAGAGATTGGGTGCAACTGTTGCTGGTGCTACCGCTTTGGGAGTTGGTGCTGATATGGCATCCCCAAGATCAACTGCACCTGGAACTCCAGATAAAGCGCCTAAATTCCCAACAACTGCTAAGGAAGTTAAGAAAGGGCAAACTTATTATGATCCTAATACTAGAATAGGAACATCTCAGAGATTCGCTCAGAGAAAAAAAGTTGGCGTTGCCAAAATTGGTAGTAGTTTTGAAGATGCTTTTAAATTTTATAAAGAACGAGGTGATAAAACTTTTAAATACGCTGGAAAGGAGTACACTACTAAAATGAAAGAAAACGCAATGTACGAAGCAAAAGACGAAACTGAAGAGGGTATTACGGGACTTCCAATACCAAAGAAAAAAATGAGTCCTAAAAAAAGACATGAATTTGAAAAGAAAAGAAGAGTAGAAAGAAAGAAGCGTGGAGATGAAAGAGTAGGGGATACTTTTTCTCAACATAGAATGACTGGCAGTAGAGGTCATGGATCCGAACATGAGAATATTCGCTCAGTTCGTGAAGAACTTCTTGTGGATTATCTTCTTGGGGAAGGTTTTGCTTCTGATGAAAAGTCAGCACAAGCAATTGCTGGTGCAATGAGTGAAGAGTGGGTGCAAAGTATTGTTGAGCAAGCATCGACAGTATCAAGTTCTGGTGGTGCAGTTGTAAAAGTGTCCTAACGATGCTCTACTGGGCGTCGTGGGCGTCTATAATACTCACATATCACACAACTCCTAATGACTGTTAATTACGAAATCAAGGGAATGCTCGCCAAACTTTTGGCGGAAGAAGACATTGTTGTTGAACATAAAAAAGTAGATACTGCTTGCTTTAATGTCCATACTCGTGTATTGACTCTTCCTATGTGGAAGGCGAGTAGCACTGTTGTAGATCTCCTTGTAGCACACGAAGTTGGGCACTCAAGAGAAACCCCTAATATTGACTGGTTGAAGGAGCACAAGATTCCTCCACAGTTTGTGAATGTGGTGGAGGATGCTCGTATTGAGAAACTGATGAAGCGTCGTTATGCTGGTCTCGCCAAGACCTTCTATAACGGATATAAAGAACTTGCTGATGATGATTTCTTCCAAATCAAAGACGACAATCTGGATACTTATAATCTTGCCGACCGTGCAAACCTGTGGTTCAAGGTTGGTAACTATGTTGATGTACCGATTGAGCGTGGTGAGGAGACTGAAATTATCAATCTGATTGCCGATACTGAGACCTTTGCTGATGTTCTGATTGCTGCAGAGGCACTTTACAAGTATTGCAAGCACAAGCAAGAGGAACAAACTAAGACTCCGATGGACAATCTGGAATCGCAAGATTCTGGTGCAAGTCAGCAACCTGCCTCTGATTTTTCTGACCAGCAGGAAGGTGAGAATGACCAACCTGGATCTGATAGTGAATCTCAACCTCCCACAACGAGTGAAACTGGACAGGAGAAGCAACCCACTTCTCAGGGTGCCGAGAATAATGAAGATCCAGAAGTCAAGACAATGGAATCTTTAGAAGAGGCACTGAAAGATCTTATCAACAATGATGGGCATGAGAATGTCTATCTGGAACTGCCCAAACTTGACCTGAATAAAATTATTGTTTCTAACTCTGAAATTCACGATAAGTGTAAAGAATCTTGGAATTCTTTCCTTGTAGACCGTGAGTGGAAATCTGAGGATGTATTTGGTGAAGTTGATAAGGATTTTGTAGAATTCAAGCGTTCTGCTCAGAAAGAAGTCAACTATCTGGTGAAAGAATTTGAGTGTCGCAAGGCAGCAGATTCCTATGCCCGTGCTACAACTGCTCGCACTGGTGTTCTGGACTGCACCAAACTTCATACTTACAAATACAACGAAGACCTTTTCAAGAAAGTTACTACTCTTTCTGATGGTAAGAATCACGGTCTGGTGTTTGTTCTGGACTGGTCTGGTTCTATGAGTGAAGTGATGATGGATACGGTTAAGCAACTGTTCAACCTTGTTTGGTTCTGTAAGAAAGTTGCAATTCCTTTTGAGGTTTATGCTTTCACCACTGATTATCCTCTGGTGAAGTATGGTGAGGATGGTAAGGCAAATATCCGAGAACTTGCTTATAAGAAAAAGGATGGTCTTGTTCAGGTTGGTGAATGGTTCTCTATGATGAATCTTCTCACCAGCAAAGTGAACAGTAAGATTCTAGATGAGCAAATGAAGAATATCTTCCGTCTTGCATCTTCTTTCCGCTATAATTCTCATGTTTACTACTCTGCTCCTATGGGTATGAGTCTTTCGGGTACTCCCCTGAATGAGGCACTGATTTCTCTTCATCAGATTCTTCCTAAGTTCCAGAAGGAAAACAAACTCCAGAAAGTTCAGTGTGTGATTCTGACTGATGGTGAGGGTGCTCTACTCAAGTATCACCGTGAGGTTCAACGCCGTTGGGAGGAAGAACCTTTTATGGGTACTGCACATATCGGTCCTAGTGCTTTCATCCGTGACCGTAAGACTGGTATGACTTATTCTTGTGATTGTGATTATCACGAGTTCACCGATGTTCTGCTTCGCAATCTTCGGGATAGGTTTACTGATATCAACTTCATCGGTATTCGTGTTCTTGAATCCCGTGATGCTGGTAGTTTTATTCGCCGCTATTGTGGGTTTTATGGTGAAACCTATGATAAGACGATGAATGCCTGGAAAAAGGAAAGGGCATTTACTATCAAGTCTTCTGGTTATCATTCTTACTTTGGTTTGTCTGCAAGTGCCCTTTCTCAAGATGCTGAGTTTGAGGTTGCTGAGTGTGCAACTAAGTCTCAAATCAAATCTGCATTTGCTAAGAGTCTGAAGTCCAAGAAAATGAACAAAAAAATTCTGGGAGAGTTTGTGGAATTGGTCGCTTGAACCACTTCCCAAACTGTCACAGGGGGTACTTGGTTGCCCCCTTTTTTCTTGTATAATTACTTTGTTGAAACGAAACAACTTCACTTTGATTATGTCACTCTCTGCTGATTACATTCGCACTTCGCTCCAAAGTCTGTATGGAGACTCTGTGACTGCTGCGGATATTCGTGCTTGGTGTGCGATGAATGGTGCTAACTACCAGACAATCTCCAATAAGCTTGCTAACTACAAGACTGCTCGTGGTCGTTGGAACCTTGAAGTGACGCAAGAACGTGTTGAAGAGATTGAGCGTTCTTATCAAGCACCTGCGGCCCTTCCTACTATGGAACAAAATCTCATTCCTGATAAAGATGATACCTTCGTCAAGTTTGGTAATTTTAACGATATCAAAAAAATTATTCAGTCCAATCTCTTTTATCCTACGTTCATTACGGGTCTTTCGGGTAATGGTAAAACGTTCGGTGTGGAGCAAGCATGTGCTCAACTGAAGCGTGAACTGATTCGTGTCAACATCACTATCGAAACTGACGAAGATGATCTGATCGGTGGTTTCCGTCTGGTGAATGGTGAAACTGCATGGCACAATGGTCCAGTGATTGAGGCACTTGAGCGTGGTGCTATTCTCTTGCTGGATGAGATTGACCTTGCTTCTAACAAGATCCTGTGCCTGCAATCCATTCTGGAAGGTAAAGGTGTATTCCTTAAGAAGATTGGTCGCTTCGTGAAACCTGCTTCTGGTTTCAATGTGTTCGCTACCGCCAACACCAAAGGTAAAGGTTCTGATGATGGTCGTTTCATCGGCACCAATGTTTTGAACGAAGCATTCCTTGAGCGTTTCCCTGTGACCTTCGAGCAGTCTTATCCTGCCCCTGCGACCGAGCAGAAGATCCTGGAAGGTATTGCTCTGGACCTTGGTGTGGAAGACCGAGACTTCTGCAAGCGACTTTGCGATTGGGCGGACATCATCCGGAAAACATTCTACGATGGTGGTATTGAGGAGATCATCAGCACCCGTCGTCTGGTCCACATTATCCGTGCCTACAGCATCTTCCAAGACAAGGCAAAGGCAATCCAAGTGTGCGTCAATCGATTTGATGACGAAACCAAACAGTCCTTTCTGGAACTGTACGATAAAGTAGATGCTGACTTCCAAATGCCTGTTGACCAGAAAGCACAATCCTGATATAATTGGGGAAGGTAAAAAATGTGCCTTCCCTTTATGAGTGATTCAACCTTTACTATTACTATGCCTGAAAACACTAATCATCTCTGGAAATACAACGAAGATAAAATTCTTAAAGATATTGAAGACTATGTGACTAGCACCTACGGAAGTCACTATTGTGGTCACAATCAGCAGTATCAGGACATTCAAACGATTGACTTGATGGCTGCTAAAGACCTTGCTCCTGGATTCTGCCAGGCGAACATCCTGAAGTATGGAAGTCGCTATGGTGATAAGGATGGTCGCAACAAGCGTGATCTTCTCAAAGTGATTCATTATGCTATGCTTCTGCTTCACTTTGATGGGCATTATTCTCGTAAAGATAATGGTTTGACCGAATTCCGTTGATTATGAAACTCCAAGACAAAACTATGAAACTCTCTGACAACACCCTGACTATCCTCAAGAACTTTGCTGGAATCAATAACTCTATTCTTGTGAAGCAGGGTAACAAACTCCGCACGATTTCTGTTGCCAAGAATATCCTGGCAGAAGCAGATATCACTGAAGAGTTCCCCCGTGACTTTGCTATCTATGACCTCAATCAGTTTCTTAATGGTCTGAGTCTTCATAACGACCCTGACCTTGATTTCAAAGAAGATTCTTATCTGAGTATCAAAGAAGGTAAGCGTCGTGTGAAGTATTTCTTTGCCGACCCCAATGTGATTATCTCTCCTCCCGATAAAGATATTCAACTTCCTTCTCAGGATGTTTGTTTCCAACTGGATAGCACTTCTTTGGAAAAACTGGTGAAGGCGGCAGCAGTATATCAACTGCCAGACCTCTCTGCGATTGGTGAGGCAGGTGTCATCAAACTGGTGGTGCGTGACAAAAAGAATGATACTTCTAATGAATATGCCATTGTGGTTGGTGAGACTGATGATGAGTTTACTTTCAACTTCAAAGTAGAAAACATTAAGATTATTCCTGGTGCCTATGATGTGGTTGTGTCTTCTAAACTTTTGTCACAATTCACGAATACCAAATACAATCTGACTTATTATATTGCTCTGGAACCTGATTCTACTTTCGGTTGATGGAATTTCTTCTTTATCTTTCTACTCAACAGATGGATATCTATAAAATGGTATCTAACAAAGTTCGAGTAGTTGAAAATGCTCCAATTTGTAAAAAGTATCAGATTTTTGGATTCTACGACAGTACAAAAAGAGTTCTAACAATGTGTACGGATACTCTGAAAAAATTTGGAAATCCGCACACTAGTGTTAATGAGACTCTAATGCATGAGTCTGTTCATGTTGCTCAATCTTGCAAAACTAGATTTACTTTTTTAGATTCTTTTGGTATCAATCCTTCTCTTATGCCTTTAAGTTATCAAAAAGAACAAGATCTAAAGAAAGTGATTGCTTTCGATTCCAGACTTAAAAATGTTGATAGGGAAGCATTTTGGATGGAAGATAAACCAGAAAAAGTAAAGTATGTAGTTCAAAAGTATTGCTTCTGATGAACATCTTCGTTACTTCTCCTTGGCCAGCAGAGAGTGCTATTTGTCTTCCTGACAAGCACATCGTCAAGATGCCCTTAGAATGTTGTCAAATGCTTTCTATCGTGGCATCAGAGAAATGGGGGCACGGATATGGTTACTTGTACAAAACTGACCATACCCCTTACAAAACTGAAAAAGGTGCATTCCGTAATCATCCCTGCACCAAATGGGCAATGGAAAACATTCATAATGCCTATTGGTTGATTAAGTGGGGTCTCAACTTGTGCGATGAGTACACTTTGCGGTATAATAAGACTCACTCCTGCTACAAGACTCTTGTAGATGCTTTCTACTTGTTTCCAAGGGGCAAGATACCAGAAGTGACACCATTCGCAAGGGCAATGCCAGAAGAATGGAAATTTGATGAGAGCATTGATACCTTTACTGCATATAAAAGGTACATTGCTTCAAAACCTTGGGTTGCATCTAATTATCTTCGTATGCCAGAAAGGAGACCATCTTGGGTGTAAATAACTCATTTGCTAAATAGTATTATACTACGAGGTTTAGTAAATGAACTGCGTTTATCAAATACGAAATAAAATAACAGGAGAAAATTACATAGGTTCTACTGAAAAAAATTATATGCTTAGATTTGCTAAACATATAACTATGTGTGCTTCTAATAAAATGGATTGCCCTAAACTTTATGAAAATTTTTTAAAGTATGGATATCATAATTTTACTATTGAAGTAGTTAAGTGGATTCACGAAGATGAAGAAATTAAATCAGTAGAACGACAATATTGTGAGTGGTTAAAACCTTCATTGAATTCTCTATGGGGTACAAAACATACTAAAGATTCTATTGATAAAATGCGTAAATCGCAAAGAGAATATTGGTCTAAAAATTCTCACCCAAGAAAAGGAGTTCCTTTTACTGAAGAGCACAGAAAAAATCTTTCAAAATCTATGGGCAAAAAATGTTGTGTTGATGGAGTCATTTATGAATCTGTAAAAGAGTGTGCTAAAATACTTGATATCCACAGGGATACTGCAAGTTGGAGAATGAGAAGTAAATCGTTCCCAAATTATTATTACATTTGATTTTTATTTTTTAATATGGAACTGACTGATAACAAACCATTTCTCTGGGTTGAAAAATGGGCACCAGAATCTGTTGAAGATTTGATTCTTACTAAAAGCGTAAAAGAGTTTTTTACTAATGTGGTAAATGAAGGACAACTAAATCAAAATCTTATTCTTCAAGGTTCTCAAGGATGTGGAAAAACTCAAACAATCAAAACTCTCTGTAAGATTACCAAACAAGATGTTTTGTTTTTGAATGGTTCATCTGAGGGTAGGTATTTGGATACTATTCGCAATCAAGTCATTAACTTTGGAACAACTGTTTCTATGTTTAATGATAAGAAAAAGGTGGTATTTTTTGACGAGTTTGATGGGACAACTAATGATGTGATGCTATGTCTTCGTGGTGTAATTGAACAACTTCACAATAATGTTTGTTTTATTTTTACTTGTAATAATCTAAACAAGATTATTGAACCAATTCAATCAAGGTGTGTTGTTCTTAAATACACGCCTATTCCAAAGAATGAAAAATCCCAGTTGATGGTTTCTATTTTTAATAGAATGTCCTATATTCTTGATGAGGAAAAAGTTGAGTATGATAAAAAAGTTGTAGCAGAACTAATTAAAAATTACTTCCCAGATACAAGACAACTTCTTAATACTCTTCAGCGATATTCTACAGGGGGTAAAATTGACTCAGGAATTCTCGCATCATTCTCAGACATCTCAGTAAATGAACTCATTAAGAATCTCAAAGATAAAAACTTTCCCGAAGTACGCAAGTGGGTGGTCTCCAACTTGGACAACGATGCTTCTAGTCTACTTCGTAGGGTGTATGACTCCTGTTATGATTGCCTTTCGCCCCAGTCTATCCCTGCTGCCGTTCTTGTTATTGCTAAGTATCAATACCAATGTTGTTTCGTTGCTGACCAAGAAATTAACCTCTTAGCAGCATTAACTGAAATTATGGTGGAATGTGAGTTCAAATGAATTTATACAAAATTGATTATAAGTCTTTAAAGGAAGAACCTATTAAGACAACTCCTGAGAACGTGAGAGAAGCAAATGAAGGTTTATTCCATGCTAAAATGACTCTTCCCGCTGCCGCAAAGCATTGTGGTATGACTCAGAAAGAAATGAAACTTACATTTTTTGAATACTTGAAATATCATCCTAAAGATTATGAAAAAAATGAAACTAACTCTTGAAGATCTTAAAAACACGAATGTCCCTTTCAGGTATTCAAAACAAAAGTATCCAAGTATTGTTTTGAATAATTCAATTGATTACCCAAAAATAGTTGTATATGCAGTAAGCACTTATAACATGCTTGTATCTAATCTTGAAAATTGGCAAGTAAATCCAAATTGTTTTAATATGGGAAGATCAATAACTCATTCATCTTATGATTCGGTTCACTCAAACAGTATTTTTACGGGATATATTTCTGAAGAGGCTGTCAAGAAAAAAAGAGAAGATTCAAAATATTCTTTGACCAAAGAGCATTGTTTTACACCACAATTTATGATAAAAATGGTGTTAGACAACCATGAAAAATATCTTGCAGATCCTAACAAATTTTTTGAGTTATATTATGAATGTTGCCAAACGCGAGAAGTTACAAATGAAGAAAATATAAAATTGTCTCAATGTGTAAAAACTGGAAAAGTTGTGAATGGTAAAAAGTACAATAATGTTCAGATTTTGACTCCATTATCTCAAAGATACAATTATTGTGGTATTAAAATTCTTAAAAGGGAAAATGGTAGAGGGTGGTATAATAAAGATATGATTGAAGTAGATGCGACACTTAAAACTCCCGAAGGTTATGATGAATATGAATCTCAATTTTTAGTTAAAAAGTTTGAATAGTTAAAAATATGTTATCTATTGAAGATGCAATTTGGGCGGCAGATCAATTTATAGAATATTATTCTAAGTTTAATCGTATCGATGATTATCTTCGTTACGTTAAAAATAGTAGAATGGACAATGCATCTGGGAAACTATTTGGACCAGAAGATGAAATATTTTCGGATTTTAGTATTCATCCGAATGATATGTCTTTTTCTATTCATGAAGTAGATACTAATCCAAAAACAACATCTAAGTATAATCAAGATCTTTATTCGGAAATTTTAAACGATACTGCTTCAAATCCTATTGAAGAAGCAATTCCAGGTAGAACCTTGAAGTGGATTGTAACTGAGAATACTACAAATAAAATAATTGGAGTGGTTCGATTTGGATCTCCAACTATTAATTCAAAACCAAGAAATGATTATTTTGGAGAGGTTCTTTCTCTTTCCAGAATTAATAGTGAGTTTGTAATGGGATTTAATATCGTTCCAGTACAACCATTTGGATATAATTATCTTGGTGGTAAACTTCTTGCTCTTTTAGCATCTTCTAATGAACTCAAAAGACAATTTGACAGTAAGTATGGAATTGATCTTCAATACTTTGAAACAACTTCACTATACGGTACAACGAAAGGAGTATCCATGTATGATGGTCTTAAACCTTATATTCGACACATAGGAGATACTGAAAGTAATTTTCTTCCACTTTTCCATGATGATTATTTCAAAGAAATGTTCTGGTGGTTTAATAATACTGCTAATGGTGGTGAAAGACTTATTTCTGCAGATAAGTCTTCAAAAAAATTGAAGATTCAAACTAAGATGATTTCTATTGTTAGAAATTCTTTAAAAGGACATTCTAAGTTGGATGAATTCAATTCTTGTATTGAACATGCCAAATCTTTGACTGAAAAGAAAAGATATTATATTTCAAGATTTGGATATGAACCACAGGAAGTTATTGAATGGTGGAAAAAAAAGGCATCTAAGAGATATGAAAAATTAAAACTTGAAGGTCGTTTACGAACTGAACTTGAATTGTGGAAACATGGTAATGATTTGGAGATTATTCGATGACTATGGAATTGAAGGATTGGTTAAACTCAATCAATCAAACGAAACAAAATCTAATTGACGAAGATCCTTTACTTGAGAAGGAATATCCTTCTTACATTATCAATCGCTGTCTATCTGGACATATTGATTGTATTATGTTTGCGAACGAAGTGAATCAATATCATTTCCTTCCAAAAAAGATGCAATATGATTTTTTGCTAAATAGTCTGAGGAAAAAGAAGAGATTTTCTCCCTGGATCCGACAAGATAAAATCAAAGATCTTGATTATGTCAAGCGTTATTATGGTTATAGTAATGAAAAGGCAAAACAAGCTTTGAGGATTCTTACTAAAGAACAACTTACTTTTATTAAATCAAAATTTGAAACTGGAGGAACAAAATGAGTGTCGTTCAAGAACCTGAAGTGAAGTGGACGCCCGACCAAATGGTTGAAGTGATTCTTAATGAACCTGATGATTTTCTTAAGGTTCGTGAAACTTTGACTCGCATCGGAGTTGCTTCAAGAAAGGAAAAGAAAATCTATCAATCTTGCCATATTCTGCATAAGCAAGGTAGATATTATCTTGTTCATTTTAAGGAACTGTTTGCCCTCGATGGTAAACACGCTAACCTGACTGTGAATGATGTTCAGCGTCGTAATCGTATTGTCCAATTACTTGCCGATTGGGGTTTAATTACAATCGTAGATGTTACTAAAATTCAGGACATTGCTCCTTTGAATCAAATTAAAGTTCTTGCTTATAAAGATAAGGGGGACTGGATTCTTGAAACCAAATACAATATTGGTGCAAAGAAGAAAAAGGTAGAGGATACCGAATAAAAAGAGGGCGGGTTTCCTACCCGTCTTTTTTTATGATTTATTATAATTATATACGGATGCCGAAAGGATCCACAAAACACAAACTCGCTTTTAAAGGAGCTACCATAATGACTAACCTTGTAACCTCACGGTTTACACATGCGGATCTTCCTGCCTTATTGGAAAGAATTAATCGCAATAGTATTGGAATGGACGAATACTTTGATCGTCTTTTCAATCTTCACGAAACAACTTCTAATTATCCCCCATACAACCTTGTTCAAGTCAGTAATGTAGAGTCTAGACTTGAACTTGCACTTGCTGGATTTAAAAAGGAGGAAGTACATGTATACACGGAGTATGGAAAACTTTTTGTCGAAGGACAAAAGGAAGATAGGGAATCTGATGCCAACTACGTCCATAAGGGACTGGCTCAACGATCTTTCAAGAGAGCATGGACACTATCAGACGACACGGAAGTACGAGAAGTCCTATTTGAAGACGGACTACTTACTGTAAAACTTGGTAAGATTGTCCCAGAGCATCACTCTAGGAAAGACTATCTCTAAATAAAAGAAAAACGCCAGATGAAAACCTTTCAGCAGTTTATGGAAAAAGTGGGTGACTTTGGAAACCCACCTTTACCAACTAAAGAAAATTGTTATGGTAGAACCGTGAAGTATGCTATGGCACCAAAAAAGAAAATATGTGCTTTAGATACTGACAGTGGTTCTGGTGGTTCTTCTGGTGATTCTGGTGGTGACTAAATACTTTTGAATATCGTCGGCGCTAGGGAGGTAACTGGCACAATCCAGTAACACTTCCCTTTTTTATGAATAAATAATAAGTAGGGTGTTAAAAATGTATTATACTTATTGCTATTTGAATGAGCAAAGAAGACCTTACTATATTGGTAAAGGGAGTGGAGATAGGGCATATGATACTAATCACTCAGTTTCTCTCCCACCCAGAGATAGAATATTAATACTAAAAGACAACCTTACTGAAGAGGAATCTTTTAGGCATGAAGTCTATATGATAGAAGTATTGGGTAGAAAGAATCAGGGAACTGGTATATTGGAGAATATGACCAAAGGTGGAAAACAACCACCCATCTTTACATCACACTCTGAAGAAACTAAGTCTAAAATGAGACAAAGAAGACACTCTGAAGAAACCAAAAGAAAGATAGGTGCTGCATCAAAAGCGCGTATGAATGAAGAAGAGAAACGGAAATTATCTAAATTATGGAAGGGAAGACCACTTACTCAGGAGACTAAAGATAAGTTGAGTAAGTCTTTAAAGGGGATTAAACGTAGTGAAGAGACAAAAGAAAAAATGAGAATCGCTGCCAAAAAACGATGGGAAAATCGTAGAAAAGGTTGACACCTCCCCTTTTTTTGACTATAATGTCATGAGGGAGAAAATAAAAGATGTCAATCAAACTTGCATTATTAAAATCTGGAGAAACACTTATTTCCAATGTAAAGGAACTTGTTTCTGAAGAAAAAGTGTGTGGGTATATCTTCGAAAATCCATACAAGGTAATTTCTGAAAGAAGTATAGTTCTTTCTGAACAAACTGACTATGATGCTAAAATACAAGTATCTCTAACTCCTTGGATTATACTAACCGAAGATACACATATGTTAGTAACAACAGACTGGGTTGTAACTTTAGTAGACCCAATTAAATCACTTAAACAAATGTATGAGGAGAAAGTAAATGGAGAAAACAATCAAGTGTCTTTTACTGAAAGTTGATAATGTCATTGTGACAGAAATTATTGAAATTGGGTCTGAGTTAGGTGAACCTGATTGTAAATTAATTAATCCTTTTGAAATTGATACAGAGGGAAACCTAACACCTTGGCCTGATGTGACTGATCAAAGAGAAATGATGATTCACTCTGATAGTATTTTAACCATTGTTGATCCAAAAGAAGAAATTATTAAAAAGTATCTTGAATTGACTTCCTGATGAGATTTTACACAAACGTTCAGATGGTCGGGGATCACTTCCTAGTCCGTGGTTATGAAGATGGTAATCACTTTATGACCCGTGAGAAGTTTAACCCGACTCTTTTTATTCCTTCAAATAAAAAAACTAAATATCAAACTTTAGATGGAGAATATGTTGAATCAATTCAACCTGGATCTGTTCGGGACTGTCGGGAATTTATCAAAAAATATGAGGGTGTAGAAAATTTTAAAATTTCTGGAAACACTTATTACATTTATCAGTATATTTCTGAATTATATCCAGAGGATGAAATTAGGTTTGATACCAGTAAAATTAAAATTACAACCTTAGATATTGAGGTTGCTTCTGAAAATGGATTTCCTGATGTGGAATCTGCTGCTGAAGAAGTGCTTCTAATTACAATTCAGGATTATTCAACCAAACAAATTAGAACTTGGGGTAAAGGTCAATTCATCAACAAACAAAATAACGTCATCTATAAAGGATTTAGAACGGAAAGAGAATTACTTGATGATTTTATCAATTGGTGGATGATTGAGGAAAATACCCCAGAAGTCGTGACTGGATGGAATAGTGAATTGTATGATATTCCATATCTTGTTCGTAGGATTGATAGGATTCTTGGTGAAAAGTTGATGAAAAGAATGTCACCTTGGGGTCTTGTGACTGAGAGGGAAACATATATTGCAGGTCGCAAACATATTTCTTATGATGTCGGTGGTATTACTCAACTTGATTATCTTAACCTTTATAAAAAGTTTACATATAAAGCACAGGAATCCTATCGTCTAGACTATATCGCAAGTGTTGAGTTGGGTCAGAAGAAACTAGACCACTCTGAGTTTGATACTTTTAAGGACTTTTATACAAAGGGTTGGCAGAAGTTTGTAGAATACAACATTATTGACGTGGAACTTGTTGACCGTTTGGAAGACAAAATGAAACTGATTGAACTTGCAATTACAATGGCATATGATGCTAAAGCAAACTATGCTGATGTGTTTTCGCAGGTGCGGATGTGGGATACAATCATTTACAACTATCTTAAAAAAAGGGACATTGTTATTCCTCCAAAAGAAAAAACTGAAAAAGATTCAAAGTATGCTGGTGCTTATGTAAAGGAACCTGTTCCGGGAATGTATGATTGGGTTGTTAACTTTGACTTAAACTCACTGTATCCTCATTTGATCATGCAGTTTAATGTAAGTCCAGAAACTCTTGCTGAAGAAAGACATCCAACAGTGACAGTTGATAAGATTCTCAATCAAGAAATTACATTTGAACTTTATAAAGACTATGCTGTTTGTGCCAATGGTGCTATGTATCGTAAAGATGTGAGAGGGTTTCTTCCAGAATTGATGGATAAAATATATCAGGATCGAACCATTTACAAGAAGAAAATGCTTGCTGCTAAACAGCAGTATGAGAAGAAAAAAACAAAGGAACTAGAAAAGGAGATTGCTCGCTGTAATAATATCCAAATGGCACGAAAGATTCAACTTAATTCTGCTTATGGTGCTATCGGCAATCAGTATTTTCGTTATTATAAGTTAGCAAACGCAGAAGCAATTACTTTATCTGGTCAAGTTGCAATTCGTTGGATTGAAAATAAACTCAATCAATATCTCAATAAACTACTAAAAACACAAGAAGTTGACTATGTTATTGCTTCTGATACCGACTCTGTTTATCTTAATATGGGCCCTTTGGTTGAAACTGTATACAAGGGAAGAGAGAAAACTACTCAAAGCATTGTTTCGTTCCTTGATAAGGTCTGTAAGGTGGAACTTGAAAAGTATATTGAAGGTTGCTACCAAGAATTGGCTGAGTATGTGAATGCTTATGATCAAAAAATGCAGATGAAGCGTGAGAACATTGCTGAGCGTGGAATCTGGACTGCTAAAAAGCGTTACATTCTTAATGTTTGGAATAGTGAAGGTGTTCAATATGAAGAACCCAAACTGAAAATGATGGGTATTGAGGCAGTTAAATCTTCTACACCAGCACCTTGTCGTAAGATGATTAAAGATGCACTCAAACTGATGATGAGTGGATCTGAAGACGATGTGATTCACTTTATTGATAAATGTCGTGAAGAATTTAAGAAACTTCCTCCAGAGCAAATTGCTTTTCCAAGAACTGCTTCTGATGTGCGTAAGTATCATTCTTCATCCGCAATTTATGCCCACAAAACTCCCATTCATATTCGGGGAGCACTTCTTTTTAATCATTATATAAAAGAGAAGAAACTCACGAATAAGTATTCATTGATTGGTAATGGTGAAAAAATTAAGTTTGTATATTTGAAAAAACCAAATATTATTCAAGAGAATATTATCTCCTTTATTCAGGACTTCCCAAAGGAACTTGGTCTTGACAAATACATTGATTATGAACTACAATTTGAAAAGAGTTTTATTGATCCACTCAAGTCCATTCTTGATTCTATAGGATGGTCTGTAGAAAAAACTGTAAATCTTGAGTCATTTTTTGCTTAATGGAATTACCTATAACTGAAGATGAGTTAGAAATTATTATAAAAACTGTAAAGTTTATTAATCCACGACTTTATAGTAAACTTTGGTCTTATAAAGTAAACAATTTAAAGGAAAAGGACAATGGATTTTCTTAAAGAAGTAGTAAAAGAAGTTGGTGGAGAGTACACCAAACTAGCATCTGATATTGATGAGACTGAGACTTATGTTGATACGGGTTCATACATTTTTAATGCACTGGTTTCAGGTAGCATATTTGGTGGTGTATCTGGGAATAAGATTACTGCTATTGCTGGAGAGTCTAGTACTGGAAAAACTTTCTTCAGTCTCGCCGTTGTTAAGAATTTTCTTGATAATAATCCCGATGGTTATTGTCTCTATTTTGATACTGAGGCTGCCATTACTAAGTCTCTCTTAGAATCGCGTGGTATTGATACTGGTCGTCTTGTTGTAGTAAATGTTGTAACCATTGAAGAGTTTCGTGGTAAAGCACTCAAGGCAGTGGATATCTACCTAAAAAAACCTGAAGCAGAACGAAAACCCTGTATGTTTGTGCTAGACTCTTTGGGTATGCTTTCTACAGAGAAGGAGATTACTGACGCTCTGAATGATAAGCAAGTTCGTGATATGACTAAATCACAACTTGTCAAAGGTGCTTTCCGTATGCTTACTCTTAAACTGGGTCAGGCAAGTATTCCTATGATTGTAACCAACCACACCTATGATGTTATCGGCGCTTATGTACCCACTAAAGAAATGGGTGGTGGTAGTGGTTTGAAGTATGCTGCTTCTACTATCATCTATCTTTCTAAGAAGAAAGAAAAGGATGGTACAGAAATCGTTGGAAACATTATCAAGGCAAAGACTGCTAAATCACGTCTGAGTAAAGAAAACCAAGAAGTAGAAGTGCGTCTCTATTATGATGAGAGAGGTCTTGACCGATATTATGGTCTTCTCGAACTTGGTGAAGAAGCAGGAATGTGGAAGAATGTCGCAGGACGATATGAGATTAATGGTAAGAAAATTTATGGTAAGGAGATTCTAAAAAATCCAGACCAATATTTTACCGAAGAAGTAATGCAGCAACTTGATGCTGCCGCAAAACAACAATTCTCTTATGGATGAATTAAATGATTTTATTCGCATTTATGAAAATGCTCTAGAGTCAAATATTTGCGATCTTTTGATTTCATTATTTGACCAGACTTCTGATAAGCATGAGAGGTTTGAGAATGAAGGTAAACCTAATTTTACTCAGTTTAATTTTACCGAAAATAGAGAGATCTCTTCAGAAGTAAATCAAATTCATAACCATGTTATTAAAAATGTATTCACTTACCGTGATAAGTATTATGAATTTGTGGATACTAGAGTGTTTCCAAAAGATCATGCTTTTGAGCAATTTCGTATAAAGAAGTATAATCCTGGTGGTGAAGATCGTTTTGATACTCATGTTGATGTGCTAGACTATCCATCAGCACGAAGATTTTTATCTTTTATGTGGTATTTAAATGATGTTGAAACTGGTGGAGAGACTGTGTTTAAAGATTTGATTATTCAACCTAAAAAGGGTACATTATTGATATTCCCACCACTTTGGATGTTTCCACACAAAGGAAATGCTCCGATAGGTGAGTCAAAATATATTATGAGCACATATTTACATTATAAGTAATGGAAAGAATTGAAACTACAATCCTTAGAAACCTGATATACAATGAAGATTACTCGCGTAAAGTCATTCCTTTCATACAACCAGATTATTTTGAGAGCAAATCCGAAAAAGTCATTTTTGAGGAGATTGTCCAATTTATTGTTAAATATGGTTCAGCAATCACCATCGAAGCACTCAACATTGAGATAGAAAATCGCACGGACTTGACAGAGGATCAGGTAAAAGAAGTCAGGGAAATTAATAAGTCTCTGAATGACTTTCCTGTTGAAAATCAATGGTTACTTGATACTACTGAAAAATGGTGCCGAGACCGTGCTATCTATTTGGCACTTATGGAATCTATTCATATTGCTGATGGAAACAATGAAAAAAAGAATCGTGATGCGATTCCTAGTATTCTTTCGGATGCTCTTGCAGTATCTTTTGACAACAACATTGGACATGATTACTTACAGAACTATGAAGAACGATATGAGTTTTATCACAGACAAGAAGACAAAATCGAATTTGATCTTGAATACTTTAACAAAATCACGAAAGGTGGTCTCCCTAACAAAACTCTTAACATCGCTCTTGCTGGTACGGGTGTCGGGAAATCTCTATTCATGTGCCATGTGGCTAGCTCCGTCTTGCTCCAAGGACGGAACGTTTTGTACATTACGCTGGAAATGGCAGAAGAACGCATTGCTGAAAGAATTGACGCAAACCTTCTGAATGTTCCAATTCAAAACATTACAGATTTGCCTAGACAAATGTTTGAAAGTAAGGTGACAAACCTTGCTAAGAAAACACAAGGTACTCTTATTATTAAAGAGTATCCAACTGCTTCGGCACATAGTGGACACTTCAAGGCACTTCTGAATGAATTATCATTGAAAAAGTCATTCAAACCAGACATTATCTTTATTGATTATCTGAATATCTGCGCCTCCAGTAGGTATAAGTCAAACCTTTCTGTGAATTCTTATTCTTATATCAAGGCAATTGCGGAAGAATTGCGTGGATTAGCGGTGGAATTCAATGTTCCTATTGTTTCTGCCACTCAAACCACGCGAAGTGGTTATGGTTCTTCTGATGTTGAACTTACTGATACTAGTGAGTCTTTTGGTCTTCCTGCTACTGCTGACCTTATGTTTGCCCTCATTTCTACAGAAGAACTTGAGGGATTGGGGCAGATTATGGTCAAACAACTAAAAAACCGTTATAATGACCCTACTATCTACAAACGTTTTATTGTAGGTATTGATCGTGCCAAAATGCGTCTTTATGATTGCGAACAGACTGCCCAAAAAGATATACTTGACAGTGGGCAGAATGATGAGTATAATGATGAAGACAAGAAACCCAAAAAGTCGTTTGAAGGATTTAAATTTTAATGGAAACCGCTAAACATGTAAATTTTGATAAGTATGCTGAGTTTGTGGATGCAGTAACTTCTGATGCGTCCAAAGACTTCCTTGCTCTATCTGATCGTCTTGTTGCCCTTGATGAGAAAGGTGCGAATATTGAGCGTCTCCTTACTGCCTCTGTTGGTATCAATGCTGAAGGTGGTGAGTTTATGGAAATTGTCAAAAAGATGGTGTTCCAAGGAAAACCTTACAATGAAGATAATCGTGAGCACCTGATTATCGAACTTGGCGATATTATGTGGTATGTTGCCCAAGCCTGTATGGCACTTGGAGTGACCCTTGATGATGTTGTTGCTAAAAATGTTCAAAAACTTCTCAAGCGTTATCCTGAGGGTGCGTTTGATGTTTACTTCTCTGAAAACCGTGCTGCTGACGACCGATGACTAAAGAAAAACAAGTAACTCTTAAAATGGATGCTCGCTGCGCTGCCGCAGTTCGTCAAATTCTTTTTGATGCACAAAAAGGATATACTTATGATGAAGTAAGTGTTCCTCCTCGTATTAATGATATTCGCAATGTTATTCGAGATATTGATAGTAGTATTGGTACAGTTCTTGGTGTATAATAAATATTTCAAAAAATGTCTTTGATTGGCAAAAGAAAAGGAAGACCAACTACAAGAATACAGTTTGATACTATTCTTAAAAGATTTATTGTCTTCCTTAAAAGAGAACTTCGTTTAACATATGATATTCCATATGTCCTCATAGATGACTCTGATTTTGCTAAAATCAATATGACTTTTGGTATGATGTCCGGAGAAATACTTTATATTAGTATTATTAATCGCCATCCTATAGATATTCTAAGAACAGTATCTCATGAGTTCGTTCATTATAAACAAGTTATGGATGGAAAGAAAATCTCATCAAATCCTGGAAGTTCCGCTGAAAATGAAGCAAATGCAAAAGCGGGCGAGATTGTGAGAAAGTATGGAAAACTTCATCCAGAATTATTTGACCTGATGCCAATTAGGTGATATGATTCTTTTTCTGGGGGCATAGCTCAATTGGAAGAGCACTTGATTTGCATTCAAGAGGTTTCGAGTTCGAGGCTCGATGCTTCCATTAGTGGAGAGTAAGAGAATATTATAAATAACTATAGTTGTGGAGAGCACTATGGTTAGTTGTGTTTGTAAAAATTGTGGACTGCAATTTGAAAAAATTAAAAGTGAATATAATAGAAAAATTAAATTAGGAACTCCATTTTTTTGTAGTTTAAAATGTTCTAGTAGTTTTGATACTTCGCATTTAGATATCTGGAGAAAAAGTGATGAAAATAGAAACTTTATAAGACAATTTAGTGGAAGTGACAGAGATGAGTATTCTCCTTTTAGGGAAACACTAAAAAAAGTTAAAAGTAGAAGTAAATCTAAAAATAGAGAGTGTAATATTGATTTAAAATATTTGAAAGAAGTATGGGAAATTCAAGAAGGTAAATGTCCATATTTAAAAAGAAAATTAGTTCTTCCTTTGACTGACCAATCTCATGATAAAACAAATCCAAATTTAATTGCTAGTTTAGATAGAATTGATAGTTCAAAAGGATATGTAAAGGGAAATATACAATTTATTAGCACAACTTTAAATTTTGCTAAAAACAAATATGATGAAAAGGTTTTATTAAATTTAATTGAAATGTGCGCTACACTATGATATAATAAGAATATGCCCAAGTGGTGAAACTGGTATACACGCATGACTTAGGATCATGTGCTTCGGCGTGGAGGTTCGATTCCTCTCTTGGGCATTGAAATAAATAAATAATTCTAATACAGTTGCCGTAAATACTTTTTACAAAAGTAGTAAGTAAATAATGAAAAAATTTAACCAATTCATAACCGAAGCAACCTCTGCCTCAGTTCAAGCAAAACGACTTGGACTTGTTGGTGATGGGCATGGGGGATGGTATAATAGGGCCACTGGTGAATTTGAGGCAAAGACCGTGGGTGGTCAATTAAAGTATTTCAACAAGCGACAGGTTATTGGTGGAAAGGATCCAAAGCAAAATGAGTTTGAAAAGAATATTCCTTTGGGATCTTCATATCCAGAACAACCTGCTCCACAACAACAAGCACCTGTAGAGCAACAATCGCAAGATGTAGCGCAACAAGAAATTCCTCAAGAAGAACCAGTAGCAACTCCACCAGATGTTCCTAAAACAAAAGGAACTCTTACAATTGCTTTTGGTCGCTTTAATCCTCCAACAGTTGGACATCAACAATTGATGGATACTGCTGCAATGTCAGCAATGGAAGATGGTGGAGACTATATTATTGTTCCTTCACGCAGTCAGGATAAAAAGAAAAACCCATTAGATCCTGATAGTAAAATATCATTCATGAGAAAGATGTTTCCAGATCATAGTGAAAGAATTGTGAATGATCCAAACTTTAGAACTATTTTTGATGTTCTCAAAAAAGCACACAATGATGGGTATACTAATGTAAGAATTGTTGGCGGTGCAGATCGTGTCAAAGAATTTGAAAGATTATCAAATGATTATAATGGACAACTATATCAATTTGATGTAATTGATGTTGTGTCTTCTGGTGATAGAGATCCTGATAGTAATAAAGGTGTAGAAGGTGTATCTGCATCAAGACTTAGACTTGCTGCAGCTGAGGGAGATTTTATGACTTTCCGTTCGGCACTTCCTCAAGGGGTAAAAAATAAAGAGGCGCTTCAACTATTTGATCTTGTTCGTCAAGGGATGGGTATTCAAGAAATACAGCAAGAAGGATATAATACTTGGGAAATTGCTCCAAAATTTGATCTACAATCTCTACGTGAAAATTATATTGATAAAAATATTTTTAAAGTTGGAACTTTTGTTGAAAATTTAAATACTGGATTGAATGGTAAAATTATTCGTAGAGGAACCAACTATTTAATTTGTGTAACTGAAAATGGAATGATGTTTAAATCTTGGATTAAAGATGTAAAAGAATCTTATTCTGAAAAACATATGGATAGAATGATGCGACTTCCGGGAAAACCTAATACTTTGGTAGGAACTTTGGGTGCTTTTATATACGCATCAAAAATGACACCAGGTGCTATTGGAACTGGTTCTGAAAATCTTCAAGTTGGTGGAAAACCTTATGGTATTAATTTGATAAATAAAAATAGGAAAAAAGTAAAACATTAAATTCTTCTCATGAAAAAGCATATTGCTGAGGATCTTCCCGCAAGAAAGCACCCACAGGCACAAATGTCTGCACAATCAAAAGCACCAGAAAGATCTGAAAGAAAGTCTGGTGGGGATGATGATAAGGGTGAAAAGACTCCTGAACAAAGAATCAGACAAGCGGTTTATGATATTCGTTATCGTGCAAGAAGAGAAAATGTCCCTCTTCGTACAGCATATTCTCAGTATATGCAAAATAGTTCAATGGGAGAATCTGAAAAGTCAGTAGTAAGACAAAAACTTTTTGGTAAAGAAGGTGGTGGAATGCAAGCAGAAGACTTTACTAATTACATGAAAGATTCCGCTTCTAATGCAGTTTCTAAAGCATTATTTAAAGTTTTCTTGGAGAAAAAGGAAGAAATTGTTGATGTAGATCAACTTAAGTATGAATTGGGGGAAAAAGTAAATGAAACTTCTGAAAGCAAAAAATATAAAGTAAGAGTTAGAGATAGACAAAGTGGAGTTACTTATGTAAGATATGCAACTCGTGAAAAGATTAGTCAACTAAGAGCAAAAGGTCTTGAAGTTGAAATGACGGAATATGGAACTCCATATGAAGGTGAAAGAGAAAGAGGTGAACAAACTTCTGCTGCTTTAGGTGGTGGGAAAGCAAAAAGAGATTATGATGGTGATGGTAAAGTAGAAAGTGGTGCTAAAGAATATCGTGGTTCAGTCCATAATGCTATTCAACGTAAAAAAGGTGGAGTTCCAGATGGTAAGGACACTTCAAGTGTAAAAGAAGGTTTTTTAGGTGAGGTGTCAGCAACTGCAAATTTGCCACAAACTGATGCTCCTCAAAATGTAAATCCTGACACAAATTCTACTCAGATTGATTTTACTACTAAAAAAAATAAAATAGTTGTAAATCCAACTGATAATTCACAATCAAAATTAATGTCACATCATGAAATGAAAGGTGAAGTGATTGTTGAAAATGGATACTCAAAATTTTTAAAAAAAGTTCACTCTCTCCAAGAAAAAGCAGAAAGTGAGCAACAGCAAAAACTATTTGGACTTGCCCTTTCCGTTAAAAGAGGAAAGACTTCAAGATCTGAAGTAAGTGATGAAGTTCTTAAGATTGTAGATTCGATGAGTGAAAAGGAAATTCGTAAGTTTGCTAAAACTAAGCATGAAGGAATTCCCAAGCAAAAAGTTCAAAAAGAAGAAGCGGAGTGTGGTTCTAAAGAAGAAGATAAGGTAGATCGTCGTCCTCTTGCAACTGCAATTAATCTTGCAAAAAATAAAGTAAGAGCAATGGGCATTAAGAACCCCATTATGATGGTTACTGCATCCGAGAATGTAAAAGAGAGTAGTTATGAGATTAATCCTTCTGCACATAGAAAATTGCAAAGGATTGAAAAAGCAACGGAACTTAGAAATAAAACAACTGGTTCTGAATCTGGTGCTGCTAGTGATGCAATTCGTAGAATGGGTGGATCGGGAGTATCTCTCCCAGTACAAAAAGCACATTATGAACCAGAAGGTGATTTAGTTGATGAAGCAACTCGCCTTTTTTATAAATTGCAGGCAAAAGGAAAAAGAGGTTCTTCAACTGCAAGAGCGCAAGAAACTTCTGATGCTGATCTAGAAAGGCAAAAGGGTGTTAAAGTTGCAAAACAAAAGGCAAAACAAAGACAAGAAAGAGAACCAGAAGAAGATCATCCATCATTATCTGCTCGTGAAAGAAATCCAAATTTAAGATAAAAATCATAAATAATACAGGATACTCTTCACACGGAGGACATTATGACACTCGCAGCTATTGGTGCCTGGCTTGCTGCAAACGAAGGATTGGTTGCTACCATTCTCTTTCTACTTTCAGAAGCACTTGGTGCAAATCCTAAGTTTAAATCAAATGGTATTCTTTCATTCCTTCTTCTTCAAGCTCAGGCACATCTGAAGAAAAAAGGAGCAAAAGATTTAACTCCTTGAGTTAAATTAAAATAACTTTATGGAGACTTTTTTATAAGGTCTCCTTTTTTTATAAATATCTGTATACAAAGAATTATAGGTAAGGAAACATGGCTCTTTGGGGCAATAAAGATTCTTTTAGCACGGGTCTTACAGGAACTATAACAATCAATCTTGCTACCGAAACAGTAACTGGTAGTGGAACGACTTTCGTAACTGCTGGAATTTCAACAGGCGATATTCTTGTAATTGGTGTTGGTGCTACATATGGACAAGCAGTTATTAGCGGAGTAACTTCTGCTACTCAACTATCAATCGGATCTACACAATTCATTACTGGAATTGGTACTGTTGGATTTGGTGCAACAGTTGGAGTTGCTTACACAGTAACTCAGAAACCAAAGTATACTCTTGAAGATGGTCAGTATGGCGCTCCTGACGTAAAATCAAACAGATTCTCTGCTGTCTTTGGTGTAGATACAACTGAAGCAGGTGTTGCTGCTGGAACAACTGTTGGTGGTAAGAATGCTGCTTACGCAGTAGCACATGCTGGTTGGGTAGGTGTTACTACATACGTTGATAATCATGGAAACTTTAGAGTTAAGTCAGAAACTCTTGTTGCCGGAAGTATGATTACAAGTGATGCAGAAGACGACTCAAGATTCCCAGATGCCTGATAATATGGTATGAAATTTGATGAATTGAATGAAGATAACTATTTGTTATTCGCTATAAAATTTTATGATAATCCTCAAGCAGTTACAATGGAGGATTTTGAATCTGATTTGAAGAGAATACGATATGTTAAAAGATTGTTAAAAAGATATAAAAATACAGGTGACCTTAAAATTCACCTTATTTTAAATCATATTATAATACTTTTTAATGTTTTCAATGATGCCACAGTTCCTTTATTATTTTATAATTTGGATAAAGATCTGTGGTCTTCATTGAAAAGTTTTTTATTATTTTTAAATAGATTTCCAGAATACCCAAAAACTCAAATGCATAATGTTAAAGAAGATGAAGAGTGTCTAAAACAATTACAAGCAATCTGATGAATAAGTTAGATAAGTTAATTCAAATTATTCATAATATCAAAGAAGAAGGTGAAGGATCAATCGCCAATGTAGTTGGTAATGGAGAAAAGTCTCTTGGATATAATATTGAGACTGGGACTCCTCCTGTCTGGAAAGGTAAAAAGAAATATGCTAAAGGTGGAAAAGGGTCCCGTAAGTGGTGGTTGCAATATCTTAAGCAAAAATAAGAAAAATAAATATTAGTAGATTTGTTATGATTAAATGTAATAAATCTCATATCCTCCGTCAATGTTTAATCAAAACACCTCATCCGACACTAAAATTGCCGTCTTAGAAGAGAGACTCTCATCCTATGAAGTTATGATGAGAAAAATAGACGAAGCAATTCAAATAATGGGGAAAACCAGTCAAAACATCAGTAAGATGCTGGCAGTTCATGAGGAAAAGATAGAGCATTGTGGTAAGACTGATGATATGATATCAAACATGATTCATGAGATGAAGGAAGAAAATAAGGAGCAGCATAAAAAAGTATCTGAGAAAATTCAATCATTAGAAACAAAAGTAGAAGAACTTGGTAAGTTTCGTTGGATAATCGCAGGAGCAGCAATTCTTTTATCTTTTGTCGTCTCTCAATCTCATATGGTTGTGGACATCTTGACACCAGACCAAGCACCTGTTAGAGTACAGAGTACGAAGTAATAACCTTTTATGTGATGGTAGGGGTATATTGTTATTATAGAGATGGGAATCCAATCTATGTTGGATGTAGCATAGACCTTGAAAGGCGAAAAAATCAACATAAGTATCTTGGTAGGTTTCTAGATTGCGAATATCGGATATTAGAAGAGACTACTAATGATACTCTTTATGAAAGAGAAAGGTATTGGATAAATCAACTTAATACTCTCAATAATGGAGAAAATAAAGTTATACACAATAATTGTGACATGCCTGAGGTTAGGGAAAAAATATCTGAGTATATGAAAAATAATAATCCTATGAAACCTGGGATGACTAATAGAGGAAGTTTCAAAAAAGGAAACAAACCAAAAATTACTGAGGAAAGAAATAAAAAAGTAAGTCAATCAAAGATGGGAGAAAAAAATCCAAATTATGGTAAAAAAGGATGTTTTGATCATATTAATCACAGGTTGATGGAATGTGAAAAGTGTGGCATAATGGTATCTCCTGGAAACTACTCCAGATGGCACGGAAAAAACTGTAGAAGAGGTTGATTTGGACTTTATTGATTCGAAATATATAAATCTAATTTCTTCTAGATTACAAAAATTTAAAAAGGTTAAACAAAATTTGTATAATTTTAGGTGTTGTTTTTGCGGAGACTCTAAACGCAATAAAAGCAAGACTAGGGGATACTTATACCCTGTAAAGAGTAACACTAACTTCAAGTGCCATAATTGTGGTGCCAGTATGTCCTTCAATAACTTCTTGAAGGAGTTGGACCCGATGCTTCATAAGCAATACACACTTGAGAAGTTTAAGGAAGGATATACTGGCAAAAACTTCGTGGTTGAAGAACCAAAGTTTGAGTTTTCTAAACCTGTCTTCAAAAAGAAACTGGACTTACCAAAGGCATCAGAGAATCTTGTTGCCAGAGAATATCTGGAAAAAAGGAAACTGAATCCTGAAAAGTTTTATTATGCTGACAAATTCAAGGAGTGGGTGAATACTCAAAAGGTCACTTTTAGCACCATTGGTAGGGATGAGAGTCGCATTATTATACCAATGTATGATAGTGAGAGTAATCTCATCGGTTTTCAGGGAAGAGCACTCGGTCCAAACCCTGTTAAATATATCACTGTGATGCTTTCTGATGACGCACCAAAAATCTATGGGATGGAGAAAATCGATTCTACGAAACCCATTTACATCGTTGAAGGACCCTTCGATTCCACATTTATACAAAATTCTGTTGCTATGTGTGGGTCCGACCTTGATATTGGGTCGTTTGGTTGGTGCGATTATATTTACGTTTTTGATAACGAACCACGTAATCGAGAAATCGTCAACCGAATATCAAAAACCATCGACAGAGGTGACAAAGTAGTAATTTGGCCCATAACCATTCAGCACAAGGATATTAATGACTGTGTGCTTGCTGGACTTAATGTTATGGATGTGTTAAAATCAAATACCTACTCTGGTTTAGAAGCAAAAATCAAGTTTAACAATTGGAAGAAAATATGAGTAACGGAACAAAAGTCGTTAAAAGAAATGGTGCCACTGAAGTGTTGGAGTTGAATAAACTTCATGTAATGGTAGAAGAGGCATGTAAGGACCTTGCTGGGGTCTCCGCAAGTCAAGTTGAGATGCAATCTGGTATTCAATTCTATGATGGCATTACAACGGCAGAGATTCAAGAGATCCTGATTCGTTCTGCCTCTGACCTGATTGACCTGGATCATCCCAATTATCAATTCGTCGCAGCACGTTTGCTTCTGTTTGCAATTCGTAAACAGATTTTTGGTCGTATGCATGAGGCACCGACCGTAAAAGAGCACACTCTAAATTGTGTAGAAAAAGGAGTTTATGACCCAGAAATTCTTGATCTTTACACTGATGAAGAATTTGAAAAACTTCAGTCTTTCATCGATCATGGTCGGGACTATCTTTTCACTTATGCTGGTCTTCGTCAGGTAGTTGATAAGTATCTGGTACAAGACCGCAGCACAGGTGCTTTGTATGAAACTCCCCAATTCATGTATCTCTTGATTGCGGCAACTATTTTCTCCAAGTATCCTAAGGAAACCCGTCTAGATTACGTTAAGAGGTATTATGACGCAATCTCAAAGCACAAAATCAACATCCCCACTCCCATCATGGCGGGAGTGCGAACGCCACTTAGACAATACGCTAGTTGTGTTCTGGTTGATGTTGATGACACCCTCGATAGTATCTTTACTAGCGATATGGCTATTGGCAGATATGTTGCACAAAGGGCGGGTATCGGTATCAACGCAGGTCGAATCCGTGGTATCAACAGTAAAATTAGAGGTGGGGAAGTCCAGCACACTGGCGTTGTACCGTTTCTCAAAAAGTTTGAAGCAACTGTCCGTTGCTGTACGCAAAATGGTATACGAGGAGGAAGCGCGACGGTACACTTCCCAATCTGGCACCAAGAAATCGAAGACATCCTAGTACTAAAAAATAATAAAGGAACCGAAGATAACCGTGTTCGTAAGTTAGACTACAGTATCCAAATCTCTAAACTCTTCTATGAGCGATTCATCCGTAACGAAGAAATTTCCCTCTTCTCTCCTCACTCCGTTCCTGGTCTGTATGATGCTTTTGGCACTGATGGATTTGACGACTTATATGTTAGTTATGAACGAGATGAGTCTATTCCAAGAAAAATTATCAGTGCTCAAGAACTCTTTCTGGACCTCCTGAAAGAGCGAGCAGAAACTGGTCGTATTTACATTATGAATATTGACCATTGTAACTCTCACTCATCATTCTTGGATAAAGTTGAGATGAGTAATCTCTGCCAGGAAATTACTCTTCCCACTAAACCTCTTCAACATATTGACGACACTGATGGTGAAATTGCTCTTTGTATTTTGAGTGCTATTAATGTTGGGAAAATCCGTGACCTTGAAGACCTTGAAGTACTCTGTGATCTTTCTGTGCGCTCTTTGGATGAACTTATTGATTTTCAAGGATATCCCATCAGAGCAGCAGAAATCGCCACTAGAGCGCGTCGTTCTCTTGGTATAGGTTTTATTGGTTTAGCACACTATCTCGCCAAGCACGGAGAGCACTACGATGATCCTGGTGCCTGGAAACTGGTGCATGACCTCACTGAAGCATTTCAATATTACTTGATTAAATCAACAGTAAATCTTGCAAAAGAAAGGGGTGCTTGTGAATACTCAGATCGCACTAAGTATTCTCAAGGTATTCTCCCAATTGATACATACAAGAAGGATGTGGATGAAATCGTTCCAAATGAACTGAAGTATGATTGGGAAAGTCTTAGAGTACAGGTTAAACAGTATGGGGTTAGAAACTCAACACTGTCCGCACAGATGCCATCGGAGAGCAGTTCCGTTGTGTCAAACGCAACCAATGGAATCGAACCTCCTCGTGGATACTTGTCCATTAAGAAATCGAAGAAGGGGCCTCTTAAGCAGATTGTCCCACAATATCAAACTCTCAAGAACAACTATACGCTTCTTTGGGATATGCCTAGCAACCGTGGTTATATCAATATTGTTGCTGTGATGCAAAAGTTTTTCGATCAAGCAATTTCTGGAAACTGGTCTTATAATCCAGAAAATTACCCTGATAATGAAGTTCCTGTTTCTGTAATGGCACAAGATCTTTTGATGACTTACAAAATGGGTTGGAAAACAAGTTATTATCAAAACACCAATGACATGAAGAATGATGAAATGTTTGAAGATAAAAAAGAAAAACTTGAATCTCTTCTTAATGATATTATGAACACTGAAGAGGAAGATTGTGAGAGTTGCAAAATTTAATCAAGTTAAATATAACAGTTGAGTTAGTTTAGTAAGAAAAAAATCATGACATTTAGTTTCAAAAAAAATTCAGAGGAGAAACCAATGGTCGAATCAATGACCGTTTTTAATTCTCAAGAAGTAGACACCAAAAAGCAACCCATGTTTTTCGGTCAACCACTAGGAATTCAAAGATATGATTCTTACAAATATCCAGTTTTCGATAAATTAACTCAACAACAATTGGGGTACTTCTGGAGACCTGAGGAAATTTCATTACAGAAAGATCGTGGAGATTATCAATCTCTTCGTCCAGAACAAAAGCATATTTTTACTAGCAATCTGAAGTATCAGATTATGCTAGATTCCGTTCAAGGAAGAGGTCCTGGTATGGCATTTGCACCATACTGTTCCCTTCCCGAACTGGAAGCATGTATGAAAGTGTGGGAGTTTATGGAGATGATTCATTCTCGCTCATACACCTATATCATCAAAAACGTATATTCAGACCCATCTGAAGTTTTTGATACTATTCTCAGAGATGATAGAATTCTAGAACGTGCCGTGAGTGTTACTCAGGCGTACAATGACTTTATTAATAGTGCTCAACATTATGGTATATCTAATGAATGGGTTCACGCATTAGAACAAGTCCCATACGCACAAGAGGCAAGGTATGAACTCAAACGTAAACTGTTCAGAGCAGTTGCAAACGTTAATATTCTTGAAGGTATTCGCTTTTATGTCAGTTTTGCTTGCAGTTTTGCATTTGGCGAACTCAAACTTATGGAAGGAAGTGCAAAAATCATCTCACTGATTGCTCGTGATGAGAACCAGCATCTGGTTATCACCCAGAATATTATGAACAAATGGAAGGAAGGTGATGACCCAGAGATGGCACGAATTTCTAAAGAGGAAGAGCAGTGGGTTTATAAGACTTTCGAGAATGCTGTAAATCAAGAAAAACTTTGGGCAGAATATCTGTTCAAGGATGGTTCGATGATTGGTCTGAACGACAAACTGTTACAGCAGTATGTCGAATGGATTGCAAATCGTAGAATGAAGGCAATTGGACTCAAACCACTCTATGATATTCCAGCAAAGAACAATCCACTTCCCTGGACTTCTCATTGGATTGAATCTAAGGGATTGCAAGTAGCCCCTCAAGAAGTGGAGGTTGAGCAATATTTGATTGGTGGTATTAAACAAGATATGAAAAATGATACTTTTGCTGGATTTAAATTGTGAATCCCAAAATACTCAAAGATGATTCCAACTATGATGAATGGTGTGAGCAGGAAATCCTGAACGCATATCGAGAAGCAGCAGAATCTGACGAGTTTCTGTTTGGTGATTACGATTTTAAGAAAGAATGGTTAGAGGGTCGTTAAGACCCTCTTTTTTTATAAATAAAATTATAGAAAAATCATAAAAGAAAAAATGTCTAGAATTACTGGCACTGATGCTCTTAACATGATGGAAGCATACAATGCGGTTTATGCTCCACAAGAACTCACAGAAGAGCAAGTTTGGGAAGAAGTTGAAGCATGGGTAAATTCGCTTGTAGAAGAGGGTCATGACCTGAGTGAGTATACTTGGGAAGATATGTATGAAGAGTATTTGAATGAGATCGTCAGACCTACTACAGGACAACTGACCGCACCTCGTAATGCTCCACCAGCATCTCCAAAACCAACAGCAGCATCAACCTATAGACCTGGTGGAGGTGGAATGGGAGGTATGCGAGGTAGTGGAAGAGATAGAACTTCCTATCAAACTAGTTCTTCTCCGGGAGCACTTAGAGTACAACCTACGAATGCACCATACCAATCAAGATTTGCTGGTGCCCGTGACGCTGCTTTTGATAGAGCAAGACAAATCCAAGGATCTCCTGTAGTTGGTCCAAGAGTTGCAGCACCTGCACCTACAAGACCTACTGCTCCTGCACCTGCAAGACCTGTAGCACAAACATCTGCAAGACCCGTTTCTGCACCTGCACCTGCTCCTACTGCTACTGCTCCTGCAACAAGAACACCAAACCCTCTGATGCAGAGAACTTTTGGTTATCAAACTGGACAAGCACCTAGTCAAGTTGCTTCAACTAGAGCAGCAACCACTACTGCTGCAAGCAACTTGACTGGTACTGGAGCACTTGCAACTAGACCTGCAACTCCTGCACCTGCGCCTGCAGCATCTGCACCAAAACCAAATACTCAGCAACAAATCAGACAACGCAGATTGAATATGGATTTGGACCTTTTTGATATTGTAAAAGGTTATCTAATTGACGAAGGTTATGCTGAAACTGAAGAAGCAGCAGCAGTCATTATGGCAAATATGAGTGATGAGTGGAGACAAAGTATTGTTGAAGGATTAACTCCTCTTGGAGTAAAAACTGCTGGGGTTGTTGATGATCAGAGAAGAGGATCTACCAGAGATAAAGATCTTAAAGGTACAAGAGATGCTTTAGATAAAATGAAAGCGTACCCTAATGGATTTCCTGGTGTGAAGGGAGTCTGAATACTATTTTTTAAATAGTTTATCAGAGGGTCTAACCAACCCTCTTTTTTTATAAATAACTAAAAAAGTAAGAAAGAAGATGAAGTCCTTTAGTCAGTTTTTGCAAGAGTCATATTTGAATGAAGATGAAAAAAAGAAAAGAGATCTTGAAGCTGCAGCAGCATTAGCAGCTGCAACTACCCCTCTTGCAGGATCAGTTGCTTTAGGTAATAATGATCCATTAAAAAGATTGGATGATAGATTAGATAGAGATACATATAATAGTCTACCAAACAGAAGCAAGCAAAGATTAGGTGGTCCTTCTGCTTTAGGGAGACAGAGACAACCATTGCGAGGATCTGCAGGAGCTCCTGCAATTAGAAGTGCAAGAGCAAGAGCATCGGCAAATGCAGCACCAGAAGTTTCGCAAACTAATAAAATTGCATCTCAAACAACTCAACCAGAAGTAAGTCCTCAAGGAAAAACAACTACAGTAGCAAGTCCTGCAAGAAAACCGTCAGGAGCTGCTGCTGATGCTTGGCAACAGTTTCCTGGAAACCCGCCAAAAAAATATGGAACTCCAGAACCACCTTCAAGTAGAGTTCCTTATGGAAACAGAACACTTTCTGGAACTCCTTCAAGACTTGCTTTACCTGCTTCAGGATCAACTAGTAGTCGTGGTAGGCGAGAATTTACTCCAGAACTTGAAGCAGCTGAGCGAAGAAACAGAGCAGCAGCAAAAGAAGCAAGAGCAGCAGCATACGATGCCAAGCAACTTGCCGGCAAATTAGCAACTCGTGGAACTAATCCACAGGCACCCCCAGAAGCTATGATGAGAGGTGCATATGATAAAGCGTCTACACCCAGAACATCTTCTGGAGGTTCTGGAGGAAAACCACCAGCACTTCCTGCGGTTGGACAAACTGGAGGAAAACCACCTACTGGACCAAAAATTAAAATTCCATCAGGACTTAAACGAGCTGGAAGAATCGGTGGAAAACTTCTTGGACCTGCAGCAGCAGCACTTGATGTTGCTGATGAAAGAGCGAAGGGTTCTGGTTTGTTGAGATCACTTGCCAAAGGTGCTACAGTCGCTGCTGGCGGCGCTTTAGGTGGTGCTGCTGGTAGCATTGCTGGTCCAGTTGGATCAATTGGTGGCGCAACAGCAGGATCAATTGCAGCATCTAAGGCATTTGATGTTGCTGCTGGTGCTAATGCGGTTGAAAGAAAAGCAATGGCAACAGCAAATCGTCAAAAGCAAGCAGGAACTGCTATTAAAGGTATTGGTGGACAAACATCATTTAGTCAGAAAAAACCAGGTGGTCCTGCATTTATGTCAACTGGTTCTGGATCACAAAGAAAAACTGTTCAACTTGCTAAAACTGGTGTAGTTCAAAGAGGTGGGCAATCAACAGCAGGACATCTTGCGTTTAAGGATGGTAAAGCAGTTTATAAGGCAGGGCCAAGTGCTCAATCTCTTGCTAAAACTTCTTCTAATCCATTAGAAAGAATTGGAAGAACTATGTTTGCAGGTGCATACAAGAAGCATGATGCTGCAAAAGCACAGCAAGCACTTCAAAAAGCAAGACAAAATGATGCTGCTCGCAATAAAAAACTTGGGGTAAAGGCACTTCCTGGTAAGTGATTTTTATAAATACCTTTATATAAAGGTATTTAATTCATAACCATGTCTAGAATTTCGCAAGACTTCATTAATTCTGTTGGGTATTTGTATGAAGAAATCAATATCCAACAGGAAGATTTTTTGAATGAAGATTCTCAATATTATGATGCGGAAGCAGCAGAAATAGTAGAGGATATTCTTTCTACTATTTCAACTTCAATGGTTTATGAAGGGTATAGTGCTGAAGGTATCATTGGATTTCTTGCAGATTCTTCGGAAGAAACAATTATTGAAAAGTATTTGAGTTTTGATGAAAGTATTCTTACCGAAAATGTAGTTTCTGAAGATTATATTCAAGAACAATTAGAACTTTTTGATGTTGCAATTGATGAGGGTTTGGCAGATAAATTGTTAGGTGGTGCCATTAAACTTGCGGGAAGAATAGCATCAAAACCTGCAAGAAAAAAAGTTGCAAATATAATTCAAAATTCCAAAAGACCTGAAGTAGCAAGAAGAAGAATACAAAATCTTGCTCAAAGGGAAGCGAGAAAAGGAAATGTTGGTGGATATAGTCCAACAAAATCACCAATTGATGGTGGAAAACCAATGACTGGTAAGCAGTCTGCAGAATTACTTTCAAAGGCAAAACTAAGTCAAGCAACTCAAAAAGTAAAAGATATTGCTAAAGGTGCAAAAGCAGCATTAACAAGTCCTACTGCAAAGAAAATAGCATTAGGTGCTGCTGGATTAGGTGCTGCTGGTCTTGCTGGAGGTATTGGTGGATATATGGGAGCAAAACTTGCAGGAGCAGGTTCTGGATCAAAACCAACCGAAACATCAAGACCAGCAGAAGCACCTGTAGCGCCGAAACCACCTGCAGCACCTTCTGGATCTGGCGGTGCTGGAGGAGCAGGTACAAGAACTCCCGGAACACCAGCAAAACCAAAACCAACACAGGGAAATGCACAATATAGAGAATTAATTAAAAAAGGGAAGACTAAAGAGGCAGAAAAATTAGGAAAAGAACAGTGGGCAAAAAATTTCCCAGAACTTGCTAAAAATCTAAAACCAGATGGTTCTCAGAAAGGTACTGGTGAAAGTGAAATGGAAAAGAGTGCTGAAGAACTCCGTAAGATGCAAAATACATCTAAGCAGAGACAAGGTGCTTTAATGGGAGGACCTGAAGGTCCAGGAAAAATTGATACTAAAGCAGTAGAAGATGCTTTAAAGGCAGAACAAGAAAGACAACAGAAAAAATTGGAACAGCAAAATAAAACCCCTGTAACTGCAAAAGAATCGTATGAACCTTATGATATTGTTTTAAATTACTTACTGTCTGAGGGTCACGCAGATACCTTAGAAGAAGCAAATTACATCATGTTAGAAATGGATGAAAATGCAATTTGCACAATTGTTGAGCAGTATAATGACTATTTACTTGCTGAAGAAATTCAAGAGTGGGTGAATAATCTTGTAGACGAAGGTTATGATCTTTCACAATATACTTGGGATGATATGGTTGAGTATTATGTAACTCAGAATTAATCTTATTATAACATCTTCGAAGGGGGCTTGACAAGTCCCCTTTTTTTGTCTAGACTACCTTTGTCCCGGTTGAAGATGAGGCTTTAGCTAATCTTAGAAGACTTAAGAACCACACCATAAATTCTTTCAGATTCGCTCATATAAAAGGTTCCACCAATATTTGTGTTGTAATATTCTTCACTCATTAAGACATTACGATTGAATTGTTCATAAGTTTCATAATAACTCATAGATTTCTTATGAGGACATAGGTAAAGAATTTCACGAAGAAAATGTTCCTTACCTAATTTTTTTACATCTTCATTAAGTTCATCACAAGAACCGAAGTAATTTTTCCAATCAGATTCTTCTGTCTTTCTTCGTCCTGTTTTTTTATTTTTTTGTCTTGTCCAGAAATGTTTTTTACCAATATACTTTTTATTATTCGTAAGATTCGTAATTATGTAAACAAACCCTTCCATTCCTTTGGGAACATCGGTAAAGACCGATCCATTATATTGCCAATCCATAAGAATTCTTTATTTGACTATTTAGATTTGCGTTTGGAGTCAATGAGTGGTAGACTTGACAAGGATGATGATTTTTTAAATACTATGACTACACTTGAAAAGACTCTTCGTGATTCTCATGATTGGGCAGTTGACAGGATGCATTTTCTGTGTGAACAAAAAAATATTGAAAATGCTCATGCGATTCAATCTGAATTTAGTGAATGGTTGAATCCGGATATTCCAGAGCATGATGTATTTTCATTGGAATATATTGGTGAAGAATAATAAATATTTCAAGTTAAATGTATAAGGATAATAAATATGAAAATTGATCTTCATAACTTTTTTCAATATTATGATCCAAAGAATCCTAAACATGTTGCTGCAGTTGAACAACTGGAAGTAGATCTTAAGGATTCTCCTCTACTTGATGATAGTTCTAATTGGGTAAAAATTTATAGAACAAAACCAACTGTTCCTGGAGTTTTGCCTGTTCCTTATTATCCACAGACAGATAATTACAGAGATGCACAAAGAACATGTAATTCATCTGCTTGTGCAATGTGTTTAGAGTATTTTAAACCAGGTACTCTTCAAGGAGCAAAGGGCGATGATGCCTATGTTCAAAAAGTATTTGCGATCGGTGATTCAACTGATCACACCGTCCAGACAAAAGTTCTGGAGAATTATGGTATTAAGTCACGATTTAGTTACAATCTTGGGTTTGCTGATCTTGATCGTGAGTTATCCGCTGGGAGGCCTGTTGTTATTGGTATTTATCATAGGGGTACTTTATCTGCACCTACTGGTGGGCACATGGTTGTAGTTATTGGTAAGAGGGGTGAAGATTATGTTGTCAATGATCCTTATGGTTCTCTGAACGATGGTTATACTGGACCTGTAACAAATGGCAAGGGTGCAGTATATAAGAAGTCAGATTTGACTTATCGTTGGTTAGAAAGAGGAAAGGATAAGACTGGTTGGGGAAGAATTTTTGATGCAAAAAAGTAGAAAGTTCTACTCCCAGTTCAACCAAAAGTGATGTATCTGTAAAAGGAGTAGAACTTATAAAAGAATTTGAAGGATGTCATTTGAATGCTTATCCAGACCCACTAACTGGTGGACTTCCGATTACAATTGGATGGGGAAGTACTAGAGATTTTGATGGAAATTTCTTTAAACTTGGAAGAGTCATCACTCAAAAATATGCTGATACTCTCTTAGAGTTTGATTTGAGACATAGATTTCTTCCATCACTTCAAAGTATTCCCTACTGGAGTGAGATGAATGAAAATCAACAAGGAGCTCTGCTATCTTTTGCTTATAATCTTGGTGCTCGTTTCTACGGGTCTGCCAATTTTAATACCATAACCCGAGTTCTTAGGAATAAGGAATGGTCCAAAGTTCCTGATGCTTTATATCTTTACCATAATCCAGGAACAAGTGTAGAAGTGGGATTGAAGAGGAGAAGAGTTGCAGAAGGTAAACTTTGGTCTTCCTGAAGTTATTTCTTAACCTCTCTTAAAATTTGAATCATTAAGTCTTCTTGTTTTTGGGAATCTTGTTTTATTTCTTGCAGAGTCTTTTCCATCTGCAAGATTTTTTGTTCTTGTACCATAGTTTTTTGTTGCAGTCCCCAAAAACTGGTGAAACCTCCAATGATTGCAGCACCAATAATTGAAGTTGCTATAGTTCCCATATTGAGTTCCATTTTGCTATTTGCCTTCTTGTTTATGTATCCAAGTCTTAAGTTCGTGAAGATATTTCCTCAACATATCTGCTTTTTCTAGGTGCCACAAATCACCACTCTTGAAGTATTCTTGAGTGTGATTATCTATTGCTTTTAGAATATTATGAATCGGAGCGTTCCAAGGTTCACGCTTTGGAGTGTTCCACTCTCGTGGCATAATACCTCACTTTTTCTTGCCGCCATTCTTTGCCTTTTTCGCAGTCGCATTACCTTGATTTTGTTTGGATTGCTTGCCACCAGCAGAACCCTTCTTACCCTTATTTGGTGACTTAGACATTGGACTGTTACAATAACACATTATTTAGGTATAGGACGCTTAAAAAATTGGTTTTCTTGACAAATTATAAATATTCACTTATTATGTAAAATCCCAACAGGGATCCCTGTTATGAGCAGGGTTTTTTTATAATGAGTCTTTGACTTGAAATTAGAGCCGTGGGCGCTGCCCCTGAGAAGGGGAACCTCTCCTTTGCCTATACGGATGTAGAGTTCAATTAAAATTAATGCAATCTATCTTTACAGTAGCCCTGCCTCTCTTGGCAACGGTTACAACCAGTACGGCATCACTGCCATTCGTCAACTACAAGATGCAAGGTCCGCCTCCTCCAGTTCCTGGACAAGCACCTTTCTCAGTTATTAAAGAGTTTGACCTTGTAGATGAAAAGAAGACAGCAATCCGCGAGGTTGCACCACCAAAGCCAAAAGAAAAAAGGCTAATTTGTAAAGGGTGTAATGAACACGAAAATGTTACCCTGGCATTTTTCCAGGATCGTGGTATTAAAGACAGAAACGCCCTTGCTACCATCATGGGCAATATTAAACAGGAATCTACTTTTGTTCCTAATATTTGCGAAGGTGGTAGCAGAACCTCATACTATAATTGTGGAAGAGGTTATGGTTTGATACAATTTACTTCTGCTTCTCGTTATTATGGACTGGGTGCTTTTGCTAAAAAAATAGGAGGTAATCCTTCTACTGCTGATACTCAACTTCGGTATATTACTACTGAACCACAATGGAAGAGTATTGAAAACAGAATGAGAGTTTCTGGAAAATCTATTGATAGGTATATGAATTATGCATATCAGTGGATAGGATGGGGACACCATGGAGCAAGAACACAATATGCTCACGACTATGCTAAACGATTGGTTCTTGCTGATGTCTAAATAACTTTACCTGACTTGTGTGGTAACTTTTCAGGTTAGATTTGGGGTGTCGCAAGATGCCCCTTTTCTTGTATAAATAGTAATACCACACAAGTTAGAGTAGAACTATGACTAACATTTATTATACTTATGCATATTTGCGTGAGGATGGGACACCTTACTACATTGGTAAAGGTAAGGGTGTAAGAGCATATAGAAAAAATAGAGTTGGTGTAAAACCACCAAAAGATAAAAATAAAATTTTATTGTTGAAAAAAAATTTAACCGAAGAAGAAGCATTCAAACACGAAATTTATATGATTTCTGTGTTTGGTAGAAAGGATTTGAACACTGGAATATTGGTGAACAAAACTGATGGCGGTGAAGGTTCTTCTAACTTAAATGAAGATATTAGAAAAATATTGAGTAATAATATGATAAAATTAAATCAAGATAAAAATGAAACGGGGCAAAGTGTTCTTGCTAAAAACGCAGGAATAAAGGCAGCAAAATTAAACAAAGAAAATAGTGCAGGTTTTTGGAATTCCTCATTACAATCTAATCTTGGTAAAAGAGGTGCTATAAAAACAAATCAACAAAAGTGGAAATGTTTGGAAACTGGGTTTATTACTAATCCAGGAAATCTTACTCAATATCAAAAAGCAAGAGGAATAGATACTTCTAAAAGAATTAAAATAGAAGTTTAATATGGGGGCATCATGGTGCTCGTACATCATATGCTCATGAGTATGCTTCCAAACTGATCACGGTAGAAGTTTGATATATAAGGGGAGTGCTGCAGACCTCCCCTTTCTAATGTTTAATTTTAACTTCGGAAAGAGACCAGATAAAAAACAACTTATTATAGTAGGAATTATATTATCCTCTATTATCGCAGCACTCTCACAATGTACTAAGATATCAGAAAATACACTTTGGGACTTATTGGACGAAATTCAAAGAGAATTTTTTCCACAAACTATCATTAATGATGTTATACTTAAAGATCCTGACAAAATAAATCGCAGGGTCGAAAGAGATGTAACTAGAGCAATAGACCAAGTTACACCAGAGTATGATAGAATTATTCAAGAAGCAGATAAAAAGTATAAACCAAAATACATTGATGAAAAGAATGATGAGAATTTGTGCTATACTGATGAATGTAAGAAACTTGCACCACCAATGAGAATCTGTGCTCCTTGGATAGAAACCTGTAATTAAAACTACTATATAAACATATCTTATTTTTTGGAGATTATTATGTCCGTATCAGAAGAACTACTTAATGCAGTTGAAGCATGGAAAGTAGAAGACGAAAAGTTTGCTAGTGGAAACAACGCAGCAGGCACCCGTGCTCGCAAAGCACTTCAAGAGATTGCTAAACTGGTCAAAGCCCGTAGGACTGAGATCACTGAAGAAAAAAACGCCCGTAAGGCGGCTTGACGAGTTGGGGTCTAATCCCTTATAATACTCTCATGGGCAAAGGGGGTCCAAACCTCTTGTAAGTCCTGCCCCTCCTATGCCTCTCAACGATGCACAAACCTGGAGGTCTCTTGTCTCAGTAGCTCAGTCGGAATAGAGCATCTGCCTTAAACATAAATGGAGCGTCATAAAGGAAACTTTATGAATGTAACTTCTCAAATTCGGGGAACCCTTTAAAATGGCAATCCCGAGCCAAGCATCGTTAGATGAAGGTGTAGAGACTTTACGGGAAGTGCCTAAGTCCTTTGGGATATGGTAAAGAGAAAGTCCAGACCACAAACAGAAATGGCGGAGAAATCCGTAGTGGTAAGCTAAGCAGTTGGTCGGGGGTTCGAGTCCCTCCTGAGACGTTTTTTGAACCTTTTAATGCATAAATAATAGTAACTAAAAGGTTCCATTATGGTTAAATGTTTATTTTGTGGAGAGAAGACTTCTAATCCAAAATTTTGCGGTAGAAGTTGTGCTGCTTCTTATAATAATAAAAAGGTTCCTAAAAGAAAACCAGAACATAAATGTATTGATTGTGGGAAACCCATAACAGCAAATCGCGCTCGTTGTATGGAACACTATTTGGTATGGACTAAGAATAGAGAAGTAAAAGATATGACTCTTAAAGAAGCAATATATGAAAAACATCACAAATCATCAGCATTCGCCTTAGTGAGAACAAGAGCAAGAGCAGTTGCTAAAAAACTTGATTTTAACGAATGTGTTAAATGTGGATATGATAAACACATAGAAATAGCACATATTAAACCAATATCTTCTTTTAGTGATGAGGTTATGATAAGTGTAATTAATGCCCGTGAAAATATAATGCCTTTGTGCCCAAATTGCCATTGGGAATATGACCATAACCTTTGGACTTGACATAATCTCAGAACTGGTGTAATATATAAAACTGATAGAGGGTAAGTCCCTGTTATATCCTTATGAGATATATCACACTTACTCCATCACACCGTTGGTAGTCTAGTGGTCAGGACAGGCAGACAATGCACTTGGAGTTCGGGTTCGATTCCCGACCAGCGGTACACACAACATACAGCACAGGAGTAAACAAATGACACCTTACGAATTACGGTTTGAAATTTTTAAGCAAGCATATGCTCATGCTAATGATGAATATCTTGCTCGATATAATATAGTTGATAGTCATAATCAAAATACTGGAAGTAAATGGAATTATCCACCATTTCCATCTTATGAAAAAATTGAAGAACTTGCTGAAAAAATTAATAACTTTGTAAGTTCCAGGTAAAATAGTGGGGTGGCAACACCCCCGTTAGTATTCCCCTATAGCTCAATTGGCAGAGCACGGTGCTGTTAACACTGGGGTTGTTCGTTCGAGTCGGACTGGGGGAGTTGCCTTTTTATAAATAGTAATGAGCACTTGATATAGTTTATGGGCACTTCTAATAAACATAAAGAAGCAATGTTGGAATGGGGAGAAAAACATAAACAAAAATATTTGGAAAAATATTTAAATTCTCCAAAATATTGTAAAGAATGTAATGGAGTAGTGCCATATGAAAAAAGAAATATAAATGTTTTTTGCTCTTCTAGTTGCTCTGCTTCTTATAATAACAAAAAAAAGGCAAAGGCAAAACCAAAATGTATAGTATGTGGAGTTGAATGTAAATCAAAAAACTCTACATATTGTGGAGCAAAATGTCAATCTAAAAATAAAAATCAAGTAAGTCTTTCTATGTGGGAAGATGCTGGAATATATCCAGGAAAAACTTTGATAAAAAGATATTTGTCCGAACAAAAGTCTGGATGTTGGAATTGTGGGATTACTGATTGGATGAATAAACCAATAGTTTTGGAATTGGAGCATATTGATGGAAATGCTTACAATAATTCTAAAACTAATCTTTCTCTGTTATGTCCCAATTGCCATTCTCAAACTCCCACATATAAGGGAAAAAATATGGGAAATGGTAGAGTAGAAAGAAGAGAACGGGCAAAAAAAGATTACCACCGTTCTCTTGACAAGTAGTTTTTATTTCGTTATAATATCTTTACTGCCCCCATAGTTATAGCAGTTAAAATAATCGCCTTGTAAGCGATAGTCGCGGGTGCAAATCCTCGCTGGGGGCTTGACATAATACTTATTATGTCTTACACTTCATATGTCCGTGTGAAGTGAAGTGCTGAGAGTGATGCCAAAAGTAAGGCACCCCGACAAGGGATACAGTAGAAGGATGCGAAACCTTCCACTCTCACATTGCGGTTGTAGTTCAGTGGTAGAACGCTATCCTTCCAAGTTAGATGTCGCCCGTTCGAATCGGGTCAGCCGCTCTTAATCAAATCTTAGTTGACAAAAGACCAAAAGTACTCTAAGATACTATCCAGTCTTAAGGTTTCCTTAAGATCTTCTAAATAGTGAGACTTGATTGATGCCTCAACTACTCGCATCAATCTTGTGAATCAATCACTGAGGTTCATAGACCTTAGTGTATAATGTCGTTTAGTACTAAAAACAAATCTTTATGAAACTCAAACAACTGATGCTTGCACCTGTTGCTCTGGGAATGGTTGCTCCTGTTGCTGCGAATGCGGCAGATCTTAATATGGCAGCAGTCAACCAATATTCTTCGGAACAGGTCACAAGCGTCACCCAATTCTCTGATGTCCGTCCTACCGACTGGGCATATCAGGCACTCAGCAACCTCGTAGAGCGTTATGGTTGCGTTGCTGGTTACCCCAACGGCACTTTTGCTGGTGGTTCGTCAATGACCCGTTATGAGGCAGCAGCACTCCTGGATGCTTGCCTTGACCGCGTGACTGAAGTTACCGATGAACTCAAGCGTCTTGCTAATGAGTTTTCTAATGAACTTGCTGTTATTCGTGGTCGCGTATCAACTCTGGAAGCAAAAGTAAGTTCTCTCGAAGCAACTCAATTCTCCACCACTACCAAACTGCGTGGTGAAGCATCTTTCGTTCTTGGTGGTGTGGATAATGCTTGGACTCCTGGTACTTCTAAGAGTCCTGCTAGCACGAATGTTGGTAACACTGCATTCAACTACGATGTTCGTCTGAACTTTGATACTTCATTCACTGGTAAAGACCTGCTTCGTACTCGTCTGCGTTCTGGTAATTTCTCCAGTCAACCCTTCGGTTCTTCTTCCTCCCTGTTCAAACTGGATAAGGCAGAGAACACTTCCAACAACGCTCAGATTGACCGTCTGTACTATCAGTTCCCTGCACTCGCTAAGGGTGTAACTCTCACTGCTGGTCCTTTGGTTCGTAATACTGAAATGACTTGGGTGCCTACTGCATACAAGTCTGATGTTCTGGATTTCTTCCAACTTGCTGGTGCTCCTGGTGTTTATAACAAGGCAACTGGTGCTGGTTTTGGTGCTCAATGGGCACAACCTACCAAGAAAGGTAAGGGTGGTTTCGTTGCTGGTGTGAACTATGTTGCTCAAAGTGGTTCTGATTCTACTAAGGGTGAGTTCAACGAAGCTGGTGCTCTGAATGCTCTTGCTCAACTGGGTTACCGTGCTCCTAACTACGGTATTGCATTCGGTTACCGTTATGGTACTGAAGGCACTCGTGTTCGTACTTTCAATGCTGTTGGTGGTAAGTCTGGTGCTCTTGTTGCTGGTCAAACCTCAAACGGTTACTCTGTGAGTGGTTACTGGCAACCCTCTAAGTCTGGTATTATTCCTTCTGTGAGTGCTGGTTATGGTTGGAACACCGTAAGTCTGGATGCAGAAGGAAAAGCAACTCCTAATGGTGCTACTGATTCTCAGACTTGGTATGCTGGTCTTCAGTGGTCTGATGTGTTTGCTAAGGGTAACTCCGCTGGTTTTGCTATCGGTGCTCCTGGTAATGCCGAAAGTCTGGAGAAAGATGCAACGATGTGGGAAGTGTTCTATAAGTATCGTGTAAGCGATAACATTACTATTACTCCCGCAGTATTCTATGTGTCTAATAATCAGGCACTTGCAGACACCTCTTCTAACTTTGGTGGTGTGATTCAGACCACTTTCAAGTTCTGATAATATACTCATAATATGAGTGAAGGCACCCCTTTGGGGTGCTTTTTTGTTAGGTAATGAAAACCTTAACCAAATCTTAGTGGACTTTAAGATTATCTTCCAGTATTATTACTTACGAAGTCGATTTACTTCTAAAAACTTTTTATGAAACTCAAAAACTTTATTGCTGTTGGTCTGGTTGTTGCTCCTGCTGCTTCTTTCGCTGGACCTGCTTTGAATGGTGCAGGTGCCACTTTCCCTGCACCAATTTATCAACGATGGTTCCAAGATTATGCACGAACTTCTGGGAGTAGGGTTAATTATCAGTCCGTTGGTTCTGGTGCTGGTGTTCGTCAATTTATTGCGGGCACAGTTGACTTTGGAGCAAGCGATGAACCAATCAAATCCTCAGAAGCGGCAAAAGTAAATCGTGGTGTCGTTCAGATCCCTATGGTGGGTGGAACGATTGCTGTTGCTTATAACAAACCTGGTTGTACTCTGAAACTCACTCAGAAGCAGACCGTAGATATCTTTGCTGGTCGTATTAAGGATTGGAAACAACTTCCTAACTGTGGTAATGGTCCAATTCGTACTGTTTATCGTTCCGATGGTTCTGGAACCACCTTTGCTTTCACTAACTCTCTGGATGCCTTTGGTGGGTGGACAGCAGGTGTAGGTAAGGCAGTTAAATGGCCTACTGGCATTGGTTCCAAAGGTAATGAAGGTGTGTCAGGTACTATTCGCCAAACTCCTGGTTCTATTGGATATGTGAACACTGGATTTGTAAAAGCAAACAAACTCCAGGCAGCAGCAATCCAAAATAAGGCAGGTAAGTTTGTTCTTCCCACCGCTGCAACTGGTGCTGCTGCTCTGAATAACATCAAACTGGATGCAAACCTTGCTGGTGAAAACCCAAATCCTGCTGGTGCAAATGCATATCCTATTTCTACTCTGACTTGGGTTCTTGCATATCGCACTGGTAATGGTGCTAAGACTGCCGATATTCGTGCTGCTCTGAACTATGCTCTGAGTTCTAAGGCACAATCTCTTGCAGATGACCTTGGATATGTTCCTCTGTCTGGTTCTATTCTGAACCGTGCAAGGATTGCCGTTGGACGTATCGGTAACTAATATACATATGGGGGGTTGACAAAACCCCCTTCTTAGTGTATTATAAGAAACGAGTTAGGAGGTTTATGTCTCTTATTTCCCAACGAGATAGGCAACTTGCCATTGATGCACTTACTTGTTATGCTAGAGTTAAAGAAACTCTAGATTGGTCTGAGCAAGATAGAATGGAAGTTAATGCTCTTATTAATTGGATTAAACTAGAATATTCTAAGAATGAAAATTAATCTTTGGTTTTGTAAGGATATGAATCAATGGCGTTGGACTTTGACTGACGATCATAGATCTATCATTAAACAAGAATCTGGTCAACGGGAAAATCTTCGTGATGCTATGAATGATGTAGCAAATACAGTCGAATATCTGATGAGTCAATACTGACTTTTCGGGCGATTAACTCAGAGGTAGAGTGCGCTCCTTACAAGTGTGAAGTCACTGGTTCGAATCCAGTATCGCCCATTATAAATACTTCAAAAGTATTTGGTTAGATGGAAGGTTTATACAAATTATTGAGTGATATTCATTCAAATCTTTTTGTTTTATTTCATAAGACTTGGGTTTTTCACTGGAATGTTATAGGTTCTGATTTTCAGCAACTTCATACTCTCTTTGGGGAGCAGTATGAATCAATGTTTGAAGAGATTGATCGTCTTGCAGAACATATGAGATTTCTGAACATTCGTCCAGTTGGAACTCTTACAAGAATTGTAGAAGTTTCTACAGTTGGACAAGGTTCTGATATTGTTCAAATTGATCAACTTGGACAAAGACAAATTGTTCCAGGTAAACCAGTTGTGAAATCTGAAGATATGGTTAAAAGACTTCTTGCAGATAATTTAATTTTTTTGGAACTTTTAACTGAAGCATCTGAAATGGCAGGATCACAAAGATCATACTCAACCGAAAACATTCTTCAAGACTTAATGGAGTCTCACGGTAAGTTTGTGTGGATGTTGAGATCAATAACTGAAAAATCTCAAAAGATGTCTATAGAGGATGTTGCAACCGAAACACCTGTACAACCTCAAATTCAATAATACTGATATTTAATTGATTTAATAGAAATGGAAAACTTAAGAATCAGATGCCGCTCCTGTGGTAAGGAGTTAGAGGGGCATCCTAGTAAAACTATAACATGTGGTTGTCCGAATATGGCATCCATTCGTGGTGATAAGATTTCAGCAGTTGACTTATCTAATGTTGTTATGCTAAACTCTTATCATAACAAAACAAAGACTGGTGTTCTTACAAATGAAGACCTTGCTTTTCAAGAAGCAAGGCGTCAAAGAAAAGTAAGAAGACTAGACTTTGAAGTCCGTTGAGGACTTTTTTGGAGAGATGGCTGAGTGGTTGAAAGCGGACGCCTTGAAAGCGTTTGAGGTTAATATCCTCCGGGGGTTCGAATCCCTCTCTCTCTGTTACGAATATTACAAAATTTAAGATTGTCTTAAGCACTTTCTTGAAATCAACACATAGTTGACAGGTTGAAAATGCTCACTAGTATAA